GTTTTTTACCTTTACCCCTGTTATAATGGGGTTGCCTTTCTTTTTAGTTTGGTGCTGGCTGTTCGTCTTGGTAGGATGCAGCCAGCTTTTTTATTTTGCCTAGGAACTAGAATTTTTCAATTAATCGGTGCCGGTTCCCTATGTCCTCATTGGCTTGAGTGGTTCGGGCGATTCCGGTTGTTTGTTTCTTTTGTTCCTTTGTTGGTATTATAATAGCATAGTTTAATAATAATGTCAATAGCATAGTTTAATAAAACGTATAATTTTTTATGATATGTATTTTTGCGCTCCATATAATAGGAAGAGAAAAAATAATATGTGAAAACCTACTATATAATTGACGCATAGTTTAATAAATGATATAATCAAAGCAAACAATAACAGGAGGGTTAATAAATGGCATTTAAAGAGAAAGAAAAGGAACTTTCATATATTGCACAATATCAAAAAGACAAGTACGACCGTATAACAGTAATGGCGCCAAAGGGAACCAAGGAAGACGTTAAAAGAGCGGCCGATCTAAAAGGCGTAAAGATGTCTGCGTTCGTTCTGGAGTGCATACAAAAAGAATTAGAAAGAATGAAGAATTAAAGAATAGTTTAATAAAGTACTTGACGCATAGTTTAATAAGTGCTATAATAAAGACAGTTAAAGAAAAACAACCACACAGCCCCAGGAGGGCGGACAGGAGGGAAAATATGAAAATAAATGAAATGCGCGGAAATCAATTCCTTCCGGGAAACTGTATTTACAGACCGGAGAATTACCCGGAGGACTGGCGGGAACGCCTGGAAGCTGGTGAAGCTATCAGCTACGAAGAGGACGGCAAGCAGTGTCAAATATGGTTAGAGGAAGAAGAGGAAGAAGAGGAAGAATAAAAATAAAGCCCTAGGAAATTATCCCGGGGCTTTTAATATGCTTATTTGTGGCGGCTATGGACAGAGTACAGACCGCCGCCGAGCCTGTTAATATTTTAATAACACAGCTTTTGGCAAATTGTCAAGAAAAATATTTTTAAAATACCGCTTGACATTTTTCTAAAACTTCTTTAGGCTATCAGATAACGAGAGCTGACGGAACTCAGGAAGGGCAGAGGCTGAAAGTACACAGAATCGTTAATTAAATAACACGCATAACAAGCCAGATCACGCCGGATAGAAACTCCTGGAAGGTCTGGCTTTTATTATGCAAATCTGTGAAAATATATTCGCCCTTATATTATATATAATTATATAATTATTCTCTGCCCTTCCTAGATTCCTAAAGCTGGAGTTTATTAAAAGATATGCTATACAGTACCGTATAATAATATATAAGATATAAATATAAATAAAGATTATAATATAATACCCCAATTATTATTTATTAATTATTAACAAAATAGATTGTTTTATTTTATGCAAAATTAAATTTGACAAGATATTAAAAACTGTGCTAAGGTATCAGCAACGAAAAATAAATTTACTTTTTACGACATTTTACCAAAGAGAACGATAAAAAAATAAGAGTGATTGGATTACAGGTTACTTTTATTTTGGGTTGTTCTCTTTTTTTATTTATAAATTAACGTGTTAAAGTGAGGTGATAATATGAAAGATAATACAGTAAATGTACAAGACGTAGATATCTATTTAGATAATATTAATATATATGCTGATGAGTATATAAATACTGTATTATGTATATCACCAGATAACGAAAACTATAAGAAAGAAGTATCAGATAGCTTTGTAGATATGATTTTTTATATTGCAGATCATATACAAAAGCCAAGTAATGACAATATAGAGCTATTAGATAAAATGTTTAATACTTATGTGAGATTATGCAGTAAATATCATGTATTACCAACCCTAGAAGTATTTAGCTTTTTAGTTGGGATTAATCGTACAACGTTTACTGACTGGATGAATGGAGTGTATAGAACAAACTCATCACATGGTGACACGGCTAAAAAATGGTTTGATATTTGTAAAAACTGCGCAATCAATAGATTACATAATCAGACCGGAACAAATGCGAATTTGATATTTGTTGCAAAAGCCGCCTATGGAATGGCAGAAACTGCACCAGTACAAGCCGCGCAGCAATACGGAGTACCACAGCAGACAGCCCAGCAGATCGCGGAGAAGCACAAAGCGGCGCTGGAGCTTCCAGAGATGGAAAAACCGGAGCTATAAAGCCTGGGAGAACCAATAGAAGCGGTAAAAATGTACACAATGGACGGACAAAAGGCAGTAAACGCATGAAGTTGTGCAACATGTACAGTAATAACGATTATAATTGTGCATGATGTATAGAAAAATAAATAGATCTATAAGACAAATCTGTGTTTGTCGTATAGATAAAATATTAAAGACATTGACATTCCCTTGACCACTGCCGAAGGCATCCGATAGACAGCGACCAGGCAAGGGCAGCGGTTCCCATGGGGCGGTGGGCTGACTTGCCAGCGTCCGTACTGGATGACCTGGAGGGGGTATATATAAAACCCCAGTCAGCGGTAGTCACCACCGAAACCACTCGAAAAAACAAAAAAAGCTCTCCTTAACATGGCAGGGATAGTGATTCGAACACGAAAGCAGTAAGCCTTAACTGTTTCTCTGCCAACACTAAATAAGGCAGTACCAAGAAAGGCAGGTATAAAACATGAAGATAGGATACGCAAGAGAATCTGGATTATGGTTCCCGTTGGAAGCAAAGAAAAAGATACTTTTGAACGAAGAAATTGACTCGTTTATTTTCGATTTGGCAGATGAAAATAATAATTTTAGACTTCTTTGTGAAAACATGAAAAAGGGTGATTCGTTAATTATTTGCGGAGTTGATGATATTGGAAATACCAAGAATGAAATCGAAGAAATATGGAGACAGCTTTGTAATTTGGATATTGAAATCTATGTACTCACAGCTCCGACGTTGTTTTACAGTGAAAGCATGACACTAGAACAATCGTTTATAAGAGATGTGACACGTAGCGTACTTGCTTCTCAGGTCGAAATTGCTAATCAGAAATTAAAGGCAATAAACGATTTGTGATAACTGATAACATTCGCAGAAAGGTAGGCACAAGATGGAAAAAATAGTAAGCAATGACGGATACCTTCGGTCAAAGTTGATGGATATAGCACAACAGCTTTTGAATATTTGTAATGAAACCGGAAATTCAAATATTCAACTCATGACATCATCTTGGGAGAATGGGAAAGGTATTACGCTTCTGGCTAAAGCCGATGACAAACCGATTCTTTCCGTAGAGATGGATACTACCTATGAAAAAGTATAACCCACAATCCGAATCCATCCGCATCCGATTTTCCGAAAAACAGAAAAAAAGGCTCCTGGAAGAGAAGAACCGGACAGACAGGAGCGCATCTGATATTGTAAGACAGGCAGTTGATGAATATTTCGGGAGGAAAAGACGTGCTTAAATTTTTCTCAAAAAATAAAAAAGGCGTTTCAGTTCCAGAAGAATACGAAAAGAAATTCCCGAATGCAGATACCAAACGCATAAGAAAAGACAATATAGTTGTTCATTCGAGTGGAATATGTGCAGATGGGAAATTTTATAACACAGAAAATGCAGAAAAGATATTTTCCGATAATATTGACTGCGACCATTACGGATATACATGTTATTCAGAAAAGACTTATTTTTTAACGGCAAAGGGAAATTGGTTTTCAGCATTTACAGTTATCAATGGCTATAGAGAAGAGAATCAAGAAGAAAATACAATAACAACGTGGGTACATATTGCTTATGGCTCTTTGCAAGTTGAAGACAAAGAAAATATAAAAATATTATTGGGAATGAAAGACATCGACCTTTACAAGAAATATTTCGGGGAGGTGGAAGAAGGATGATGAATTATTTTTTATACAGTATTTGGAATGATGTCCGTTCATGTGAAAAAGAAGAGTATATTCCAAGAGATGCTACTGGAATACTTAAAGTACAAAACGGAGAAGTATTTTCAAAGAAAAACGGAGAATGGAAAAAGTTATCCGTGCCATACGCACCAATAAGTGATAATAAGGATAGTCTTTCCGAATCCCCCATTGATGTAGCCTCTATGCTTATCAATGCCACAGTAACTAACGAACTACCGACTGAGAAAATTCCACTGTCTTCATTATTGGAGCAGAAAACATGGGAAATTCCAAAATACAACATTCTACAGTTGGAAGAGATTGCGAAACACCTCCTTCTCTACTGTGAAACTAAAAGAAAGGGGCGCGAAGATGTCTTTAGTAAAAATCACAAACCCCAACCCCAATGATTGGCTCGGCACAAAATATTTCATTGATGGAAATGAAGTTCCAAGAGTGAAATCAGTAAATTTTCATACCGCAGTAGATGAAATACCAGTGGTTGAATTTAAAATGATGGCTGTCCCAGACATTGAAATGGAATGCTTGGCACAAATCGGTGTCACTTCTCAATCAATTACTGACGCAATTTCAGTTTTAAGGCACGAACTGCTACAACACGGAGAAATTTACAATGGATTCAAAGCAAGCCTAAAATCGGCTTTAGAATCCTACAATTACTGTGGAATGCCATTTGAGCCAGAAGAAGAGATTGCAGAAAAGATTTTGAATTTCTTAATTGGGGAGGAAAAAGGAAATGAATGCACTTAATGTAATCGGAACAGCTGTAAATCTTGCATTTTTTGTTCTGGTTCTAGCCGGCACTTTAGCAATACTGGACGAAGAAGGAAAGACAAGCGTAATACAGATTTTATTCTGTATTTGTTTAGAAATATGTTTTGCACTGAATATTTTCTTAATTTGCACGAAGTGACAAATGTATTTACCAATTCCAATTGGAATTATCCCGATTGATTTAATCGAAAGGGTTAAATTCATAAAAGCGCCGCTTCGGCTTAATCCATGTAGGCTCGGGAATGCCTACGAAAGCGATAAGTCGAGGCATCCAGAGTAGCGTAAGCTCTTATTGATGAATAAGCCAGGAATTATTAAATATTTTGAAAAGAAAATTCCTATCCTGGAAAAGAGTAATCGGTAAGAGCGGAAAATTTATATACTTGTTTAGCTTAATATCACGACTTCCCCGGTCTTAATGGTGCGCCGGGGTTGATGGGCTATTGCCAAGCGGAAAGGCACAGCACTTTGACTGCTGTATTCGCTGGTTCGAATCCAGCTAGCCCAGTTTGCGGTTTTGTTAATTCCGCAAGTGTTCTTTTTGAAACACTTTTTACTCCGGTCTTCTAGCCCAACGGGGCTGATTAAAGGGGCTTCAAATGTCCCGGAAGACTTTCTGAAATCTAAAAGTGTTTCAGAAAACCTTTGTTGCGGCTGGTGGTCAAGAACTGCAACAGTGCCAGAAATAAATCTATGGCGGGCTTATTTCTGGTATCTTAGGAAGCTTAGTTCAGCGGTAAGAGCAACGGCCTCATAAGCCGTAAGTCCTGGGTTCAAATCCCAGAGCTTCCATTTCTTCTAAATGCCATTCATCCGTAATATGGGTGGAAAAAACTTCCAGTTGAGCGTGTGGATTAGGTAAATTTATAGGTGCGATACGGCGTAGCCTAAATGGATCTGATTTCCCGGCTGGTATATCTCAGAGTTAAAAATATTAACGCAGCGCACGTTAATAAAAGGAGTTTTCAAGAGATGCCGTCCAAAGACGCATAAAAATATCCAGTGAATCTACAGCACTAAAACTTGTAGATAGTGGAAAGCATAACACGATAAACCTATTGCTAACCCGGTTTTTCCGGGTTCCGGCAGGATAGAGAAGTGGAATCTCGCAAGGCTCATATCCTTGAGAACGGCGGTTCGAATCCGTCTCCTGCAATTCCATCTACCAGGTGTAGATAGGATATCTTACTTTAGCATATCTATTGTTGGTTTTTAGACGAGGTAGCTCAATTGGACAGAGCAATGAGAATATTAGTCATGTTTGTGACTATAACAGCAATTTACTCCATTACAAGGCATAGGTTGGTGGTTCGAATCCATCCCTCGTCACTGCCCCCGGTTATCGGTTACGGAAAACCGATTAGAACATGTTTGTGTTCTTCACTGCAAATAATTTTATGGGTTCAAATCCTGTCGGGGCAATTATGTGATGCTTACAGCAATCATTTTGTACATAACTGTTAATTATGAAACCAAAAAGCATCATGAAATTTATGGGACGCTTACAGCAACTCACTTAAATAAAATCTAATTCGTATATTTTATATTTTTCGTGTCCTGAAAGGAGAAGAAACATGGATTTTGCAAATGCAATGAAACAAGAAAACAAATTTACAAGAACCGAAAACGGAGCAGTTGCACTGAATACTACAAGTGATGCAAGACTTGACCTGTTCGGAACTATTGGTGCATTGAGAGAAGCTGATGAAAATAGAATCACCACTTTATTCTCAGAAGCATTTGCACAGGATAAACTCTTTGCCACAAAGATTGCTTTTTATGCAAGAGATATTCGTTGTGGGCTTGGAGAGAGAAAAACTTTTCGAACCATTATCCGTTACATGGCTGAACATCATCCAGAAGCACTTAGACCAAACCTCGATTTAATTGGAGTGTTCGGAAGATATGATGACCTCTATGAACTGATTGGAACACCATTGGAAGATGATATGTGGAAAACCATGAAAAATCAGTTCGAGGAAGATTTGAAGAATCTTAATGAAGGAAAAGCAATTTCTTTACTTGCTAAATGGATTAAGACTGCTGATGCAAGTAGCAGAGAAACTAGGAAGTTAGGAATCTTGACTGCACAGAAGTTGGGTTATCCAGTCTACAACTTTAAGAGAATTGTTCGTAGCATGAGAAAACAGATCGGTGTTGTTGAAAGCCTTATGTCTGCCGGTAAATGGAATGAGATTAAATATCCAGAAGTTCCGAGCCGTGCAATGATGATTTATCGCAAGGCCTTTGCAAAACATGATCCAGATGGATTTAATGATTTTATTAATAAGACTGATAAAGGAGAAGTTAAAATCAACGCTTCAACTTTGTATCCTTATGACATCGTGGAAAAAATCCTTTACGGACGAGAGAACAATAAAGTTCTTGAAGCACAATGGAAAGCACTCCCAAATTACATAGAACAGGGAACAAATGCTTTGATTATGGCTGATGTATCCGGTTCAATGTATGGAAGACCAATGGCAACATCAATCGGATTGGCAATATACTTTGCCGAAAGAAATGTTGGGGCATACCACAATTTGTTTATGACATTTTCGAGCAATCCAGAAACAGTTGTTTTAAAGGGTGAAACCATTTCACAGAAAATCAATAATGCTAAAAGGGCTGATTGGGGCAATAGTACAGACCTTAAAGCTGCATTTGAAAAGGTGCTTGATATAGCAGAAAAAAATAATATTTCACAGGAAGAAATGCCGAAAGCTATTGTCGTAATTTCTGATATGGAAATTGATTATTGTGGAAATCGAAATTGGTCGTTTTATGATAAAATGGCAAACAAGTTCCATAAAGCCGGATACGTTATTCCAAACGTTATCTTCTGGAATGTAGCCAGCAGACATGATGTATTCCATGCAGATTCCAAGAGAAAAGGCGTGCAACTTGCAAGTGGTCAATCTGTAACAGTTTTCAAACAGATTTTACAGAATCTTGGATACAATCCGATTGAAGCTATGGAAAATGTAATTAATTCAGAGAGATACGATTGTATCAAAGTCGAATAAATAAAATGTGAAAATCAACTCAGTTTCTAAACTGTCCGTGACAGGCGGTGATATGAAACATAGCTCAGTGGTAGAGCAATGATATTGAATATCATGTGACACAGGTTCGATTCCTGTTGTTTCTATCTGGCAAATTGCCATTGCCAGAAGTTGCATTTTCCCCCTAAAGTTCCAGTGTTTCTCGTTGGGAGATTTATGCCGTTCAAGTCGGCACACTGGATTTTTTTAACAAGAGGTGTTTATGGAAGAAAAATGTTGTAAGAATTGTAGAAAACATGATGACTTCACATGGGTTTGTTTTAACGGTGATAGCGAATATTGCGCAGACTTTACTGAACCAGAGTGCTGTTGCGAGTTTTGTGAGGGAAAAGAAGACAGAAAACAAGGAGGCATAGTACCGATGAGTGAACTCTTTGAACTTATAAATAGAGGTGGTTTAATCGATGATTTTAAGATAGAAAAATCCAAAGATGAACCACCTACACAACCAATAAAGTTAGCTGATTGGCTGATTGACAGAGAATTGAAAGATGGAATTCGTCTGTATGGGAAAAATGATCTTAGAAAAATTGCAAATTATTTATTAAATTACTGTGGTGATGAAAATGATTGAAGTAGGTGGAAAAGAAATAAAAGACGAATGCTCACACTGCGGAAATATTCTTGAATGTGAGTTGTTTCGCCAGGGACATGGAATAAAACAGGAACGTGAAAACATAGCAAAGATGATTGAATGCCAGATGAAGCATAGGGAGAAGAGGGAATTTGAATGCTAGATTTACTTGATAAACGCAATTGCCCTGTTTGCGGTGGAATATTGAAATGTGAAAATGCCGATTTCACGAACCCTTTTATAGAAAAAGGACTCTTTTTAAATGTGAAATGGCAATGCACCAATTGCGTCGCTGAATATACTGCAAAACTTGAATTAACCCCAAACGGATATGATGTGCAAGACCGTGAAGCACATATTGATGTAGAGGATAATTTTTCAGCCGAAAAATTTATGCTTGGAAGAGACAATTTTCGAAGACAGAGGTGGTAAATATGAAATTTGAGGATATGGCAAACTGGACAGAAGAACAGTTGAAAAATGAAGTTGTTCGTTTGGCTGATGAATGCGAGAAAAAACAGCATATAATCCTGGACTATAAAGCTTTATCGGAGACACTTAACCAAAAGCTTCTTGAAAATGATAACTGGAAGATTCCGATTGATGGAATTGAAAATGTAGATACTGGTCATCCATCTATAGAATGGTATGAACAACGACACCAGGATGACTGTATTAGAATCAACGAGTTAACTGTTACTGTTGACACATTGGTTGACCGATACGCTAATTTAAGGAAAAACAAAGGGATGTGCTGATATGGGTGAAAAGGAAGAATTAAAGCATTTCTTTACATGTAATGGAAAAGTTATTGAAACAATACCAGAGATTTCAATTTCGGATGGTGCTGTTATCGAAGGTGGTATTCTTCACAAAAATGAGGATGGCACACTTTGTAGCATAGGAAAGCCGTTAAGTATTGAACTTGAATTTAAATTAAGTAATGAACTATTTTGGACACTAGTTGCCCCAAATCGAATAAACCAGAATAATTTCCGAAAAATGCATGGCATTCCGAAACGGAGGAAAATTAATGGATCAAGAAAAAACAAAAGGTTGTCCAGAATGGAGAACACAAGTACAGCAGGCACCTGCCAAAGAAATTGTTGACTTTGCAAAAGCACATCCATGCGATTATATGAGAAAATGCTTAGAGCAATATCCGTATTGGGGAAACCAATACAATGGTTTTAATAGGAAGAAATTTAAGGAGATTTTTAATGAGCATTAAATCAGCATTAGAATCCGAAGGAATAGATTTTTCTAAATACATGAATCCACCAGAACCGTGGAATGGACAGGCATTAATACGGAATATCAATGGAACGAAATACGCTTGTTGTCCTTTTTGCCAGAAGAAAGCGCTTCTGATTAGCCCAAACACGAAGATTCAGCACTTGAAACTGAAATGTAAGGGTAGTAATTGCAAGAAAGAGTTTGAGGTGAATGTATGAACACAAAACGGATTAAATGTATTTTGACAGGTGGATGCAAGTTCAAAAGTTCGGATACAGAATCGAAATGCAATGATAAAGAAAAGACTTGCACCATTACAGAAACTTGTTACAAATGCGGGAAGAAGTACACTGCCGTATTTACCTACAAACAATTAGGGATTCCAGTGAGGTGAATGTATGAATTGGTTTAAAGAAAAATGTTCCCACCTATATGAGGAAATTGGGAAATGCTATGACAGAATAGATTACGGAAATGGTACTTATATAAATGCTTATATTGTAAAAAAATGCAAAATATGCGGAAATATTACAGCCAAGACTGTATATTCAAATGAATTTACAAGGTATACATCTCCTGTAAGAGTTGATGATTGTGTAAAAAAACTGATAGCTAAAGGATATGTTGACAAGGTTGATTTCTTTTTGGAACACGAAAATGATAATATACCGTGGAAATAAATGGAGGTCTATTGAGTGAAGAAGGCAAGAAAAATATGTTGGATAATTGCGAATTTCATAATATCCAAATGGGTAGCAGATTATTTGATAGCCACAATTCAAATGATGATTGAAAATCATTGGGGATTTTCTGCAGTACCATTACTGTTTATGGCAGTATTCGCAGAATGGAAAGTAATTGAAAATATTTTTACGGAATTAAAAAGATGATTTTATCAAGAAAGGATATGTATGACAAAACAAGAAGCGGTAGTAGTTGAAACCTACACAGGAATTTGTATGCTTACAGGGGATGACCGAAGACTTGCATACGAATACGCAGAAAAACTTTTAGGTCATCCGATATATACACATGAATTTCCAAAATATGCTGACAAGCTGAAAGAACTTAGTAAGCCAGATTTTATTGAAATTTGTAGAAAGTTAGGTGATTGAATGAATCCAGTATTTATATTTCTAGTGATATGTGGAGCGGCAGTAGTATGGTTCCTGCTTTACAAATTATTTCAACCACTAGGTAAATTATTGAACCACATTGGCAGAAATGCTATTGATGAGTTAAATAAAGACGAAAGTCAAAAAGAGGAGGATAATAAATGAAAAAAGGACTTTTAGGTGGAATTGGATTAGCTGTTGTAATCATTGCAGGACTTATATGTGTTGCAAAGTGCAGTGTGAGAGTTCCGGCTGGTTACATTGCGGTAGAGTACAAAATGAACGGAGGAATCTCTAAGAATGTACTTACACAGGGATGGCATGTGATTTCACCAACAGTAAAAACTTCACTGTATTCCGTTGGAATCGAGCAGTCTTATCTTACATCTGAGGATAAGGGCGATTCTCCAAAAGATGAAAGCTTCAAGACACCAACAGCAGATGGTAAATCGCTTCAAGTTGACCTTGAATTTTCTTATAAATTCGATCAGAGCAGAGTAACTGATGTATTTACTCAGTTCAAAGGTCAATCCGGGGAATCTGTGAAAAATACTTTTATTAAGCCTAAGATGAAAGCATGGACGCAGGAAGTAACTGCGAAGTATCCAGTAACAGATGTTTTCGGTGATAAACGCCAGGAACTGAATGAAGCACTTGACGAATATCTTAAACAGAAGTTTGAGCCATACGGAATTATTATTGATACAGTAAACTTTACTTCTATTTCCACCGATGATGAAACACAGGCTGCAATTCAGAAGAAGGTAAATGCACAGCAAGAATTAGAACTTGCTAACATTGAAGCTAAAACAGCCAAAGTACAAGCTGATAAAGATAAAGAAGTTGCACTGATTGCTGCTGAACAGGAAAAAGAAAAAGCATCTATCCAAGCGGAACAGGCAAAGATTGATGCAGAAGGAAAAGCAGAAGCAATTAAGATTAAAGCAGAAGCTGAAGCAGAAGCAAATAGAAAAATCGCAGAATCTCTTACTCCCGAACTGATTGAAAAACAGAAGATTGATAAATGGAATGGTGAAGTACCAAAGATTCAAGGAGGTAACACTTCTACCATCGTAGATACAAGAGACATGACAGCTGATGAGAATGTTAAATAATAAGTAAACCAGTCAAGAGAGCCACATGAGAGCCAGACTAAATCCTAAAAAGAAAGGAGGTCTGGCTCTATTTTTATGGGAAAAATTACAGAAGGTTCGCTTGAATGGTATCGGGCAGTACTGAATCAGATTATCAGTAGTGACATGACAATCTATCAGAATCAAAAAGATTGCCTTGATTTGCTCTTAAATATGAATATTGACCTTCCTTTCAGAAAGAACCAAGAAGCACGGAAAATGGCTATGAAAGTAAGTCAATACTCACATAACATAGCAGAGAAGTGTGCTGCATTAACTGGCAGTGGTGATTTTGATGATATCTACTGGCAGTATTTGCTACTGGAAGCACCACATTTATTTGAAAGTTACTTGCTTTATATGGAGAAAAATAGACCGGACAGCAAGAAATTTTATATTCCACGAAAAAAAACACTACATGTGGTAGCCAAAGACCTACAAGATTTGGAAGAAAGAAAGATAGAGTTTTACGGCTTATCACTCCCAAGCCGTGTTGGAAAATCTACTATGTGTATTTTCTTTATGTCATGGATAATGGGTAAAAGACCAAATAGCCATAGTGCCATGGGTGGTCATTCTGGAAAACTGGCAAAAGGATTTTACGGAGAACTTCTTAATCTCATTAATACACAGGAATACAACTATAGTGAAATTTTTCCACAGTCGAAACTTCAAAAACAGAGTGCTGATGATTTTGAAATAAACCTGGACAAGCCAGATAGATTTGCAACAATGACTTGCCGTGGTATTGAAGGTACTTGGACAGGTGCCGTTGATATTTCTTCCGATGGTTATTTGTATGTGGATGACCTTGTAAGAGATAGACAACATTCATTAAGCCCCACCCGATTAGAAAATACATATCAAGAATATCTGAATAAGATGGTTGACCGTAAGATTGACGGCGCAAGGGAGCTTATGGTTGGAACCAGATGGAATTTATATGACCCTCTCGGAAAAATCGAGAAGCTAAATCACGATAATCCAATGTATCGGTTTAGAAAAATTCCAGCTTTGAATGATGAGGGTAAATCGAATTTCGATTATGAGTATGGCGTTGGATTTTCAACAAAATATTATGTCGATATGAAAGCTAGATTAGACGCTAACGAATGGGAAGCCAAATATCAGCAAAAGCCCTTCTTACGTGAAGGAATTGTGTTTGCAGCTGACGAATTGAGATATTATAACGGCGTTCTTCCAGAAGGTGGATTTGTTAAAAATGTTTCTGCCTGTGATGTTGCGTGGGGTGGCGGTGATAGCTTATCAATGCCAGTGGGCGCAGAATACGAAAATGGAGATGTGTATATTTATGACTGGATTTTCAGCACGGCACCAAAAGAAGGAACATTGCCATTAGTTGTTGGAAGAATCATGGGTAATAATATTCAATCCATTAATTTTGAAGCGAATAATGGTGGAGATATGTATGCCTATTATGTAAATGAACGCTTGAAAGAACATAAATACGCTTGCAGCACGACAAGTACAAAAGCACCTTCAAAACAAGCAAAAAAAGAAAAAATAAATCAATATTCCGGGGATGTTAAGCAAAATTTTATATTTTTGGCTCCGAAATATCAAGATAAACAGTATCAAAAGGCTATGGATGAATTAACTACATTCGTCTATATTGGTGATAATGAACATGATGACGCTGCCGATGGAGTTACGCAGCTTGCAATAACGCTTGCCGGCAAAAGATTTGCAGAAGTAAAAGCAACCAAAAATTTTATGTGGGGAAGGAGATAGAGTATGATGACTACAGCTCAATATTTACGCCAGATTGAAAATTATGATAACAGAATCAAAAATAAGCTTATCGAAGAAGAACAGCTCAGTTCTCTTTCCACAAGTGTATCTGCAATTCCTGTTGGAGAAAAGGTACAAACTTCTGTAAAACGTGATCCGATGGGAGATATGATTGCGAAGATATTTGGTCTGCGAGAAGAGATTTCAGAAATGATATCTGAATTTTTACAAAAAAGACAAGAAATAGTCCGAACCATAGAACAGGTTGAAGACCCGTTGCTATACAACATACTATTTAAGCATTATGTTGAGTACAAATCATTGGTTCGTATCGCAGACGAGATGGGTTATTCAGAGATTCACATTAAAAAAAAGCATTTAAAAGCCATAGCAGAAGTAAAAAAGATAAAAGGTTTCGAAAGATGATACCATAATATACTGAAAAATACTTTTAATATGTGTAAAATATAAAGTAGAGCATTGGATTAAAATATCCAGTGCTTTTTATTTTGTAGAAAGGATGGTTCGGCTCGTGAGAAATACAATGAATTTTGTAGATTTATGCCGAGGAGAATTCGGTAGAAAAGTAGCCTACACAGGCGTTGACCGAATCACTCCACAAAATGTAGTAAAAGTAGTTTCAGATACAATTGGCATACATAATAGAAACCGAACATTGATTGATTACTTGTATCGGTACATGAAAGGCGATCAGCCGATATTATACCGAAATAAAATAGTCCGTCCAGAAGTTAATAACAGAGTGGTTGAAAATCACGCATTTGAAACTGTAAAATTTAAAGCTGGACAGATTTGTGGAGAGCCAATCCAATATGTATGCAAAAAGAAAAATGCGGATGAAAAAATAAATGAGCAAGTTGACCTTCTGAATGACTATTTGGACGAAGCCAATGCAGATGCAAGAAACATCCAAAGGGCAATATATCAGAGTGCAACAGGAACTTCCTATAAGGCTATTCTGAAAGAAGAGGACTGGACAAAAAACGGAGATTTACCACCGTTTAGAATCTTTATTCCATATCCTGGTGATTGTTACATTGTATACTCACAGAGAAATGGGAAACCAATGCTTTCCGTGCAGATTTTAAAAGATGAAGATGAACAGCAATATTATTTATGTTATTCAAAGAACCAGTTTTTTGAAATCAAGAATGGAAAAGTGACTAACTACGGCATCAATGGTTTTGGTGGCATTCCTATTGTTGAATGTCCGAATAATCACGACAGACTTTCAGATGTTGAAATTGCAATCACCTTATTTGATGCAATTAATAAATATCAGTCTGATAGATTAAATGGCGTGGAACAGTTTGTGCAAGCCTTTATGAAGTTTAAAAACTGCGAGATAGATGAAAACGAGTTTTTGAAAATGGTAAAACTTGGTGCTATCTCTGTTAAAGATACTGGAAATGGCTGTCAGTCAGATGTTGAACTGATGACCGCTGAACTGAACCAGTCAGAGAGCCAGATTGCGAAGGATGATATCTACAATAATATGCTGATTGTAGAAGCAATGCCAAACCGCCAAAGCAATAGCGGAGGGGATACAGGAAATGCTGTATACCTTCGCAATGGATGGGACTTTGCAGAGAGAGATGCAAAATTGGTAGAAGCATTCACCAAGGAAGCTGAAAAGGAATCTGCTAGAATTATTCTGAATATTATCCGTGGTACATCAAATGATGTTAATATCTCAACCAGAGATTTTGATGTAAAGATAACCAGAAACCCAACAGACAATATGCTTGTAAAAGCACAAGCACTTGATTATCTGTTCAAAAATAAAATTCATCCGCTTATTGCACTGATTACTTGTGGGCTATTTAGTGATCCGCAGAAAGTCTACGAAATGAGTTTACCGTATCTGGGAACTATTTACCCGGAACTGGCAGACCCGGAAGCGGAAATGCAGAAAGCACAGCAATTACTTGACGGAAAGTTTCAAAATCCGTCCAAAACAGAACCAATGGCAAATTCTCCATCTAACGAAGAATGAACCAAATTTCGATTATTTAAGGAGTTTTAGAGAAATCTAAGGCTTCTTTTTTAATACCCAAAATCAAATAAATTGCAACAGCCCGTGAGCGTAAATCGGGTACAGACCATGTGCGGAGCGAACCGTGTTGAAAAAGCGTATTGGACTGGAAGAAAGGAGATTTCAATGACAAGAGAACAGGCAAAACAGGCACTTATTGGTATGGGAGTTGCAGAACCTTCCGAGGAACAGGTTTCTAAGCTTCTTGATTCTATTTCTGCTGAAACTAAGAAAGAGAAAGACAAAAATGTTTCTCTGAAGGAAAAAGCTGAAAAAGCAGATTCCCTGGAAAAAGAGTTGGAAGAGTTGAAAAAGCAGAACATGACCGAAGCAGAACGGCTAGAAGCTGAACGCAAGAAAGAAAAGGAAGCAGTGGATAAGGAGTTAGCTGATTTGAAAGCTGCGCTTGCAGAATCCAACAAAAAAGCCCTTACCAGTGAAATTACTTCTATGTTCGCAAATGCAGGACTTTCAACCGAAACATACGCGAGTGCTATTAAAGCATACGCATCTGCACCGTATGAGAAACCAGAAGATGCAATGAAAGAAGTCGAAACTTTTGTTAAGGGAGTTTCCGAAGCAAATAAAACAGCACTTGATACCGCAAAAGCAGCTTGGGAGAAAGAAGCATTGGAAAATACTCCGAATCCCGGAGGTGGTAGCGGTGGCAAACAGGAAAAAACTAGTAAAGCGTCTGAGTACGCTAAACAGTATTCGGCACGCATGAACCCAGATGCAAAACCGGCTGATGATAATGCACCAGCTAATTTCTAAGAAAAGGAGATTTTAAAACATGGCTTTCATGAAAATTAAGCAGTACGAATCTACCCCGAATATCCTTGAATCTGAGGTAGGACTTGTACTCAAAACTTACACAGCAGATCAGACAAATGCAGTTGCAGTTAATGACAGAAAAATTATTAAGGCAGGTTCCGTATACCCAACAAACAAAACCGGCGCAAAAGGTCTTGTGTTTGAAGATGTGGATATGACAGACGATGAGAAGCGTCCAATTTCCGTTATTGTTGCCGGACGTGTCCTGGAAGACCGACTTCCCGCAACTGTTGACACAACTGCAAAAACTGAATTACAGGCACTTGGAATTGTGTTTGTAGAAGAAACCGAAGTTGTATTTTAAGGAGGATAATAAGCAATGGCATACAATGTATTAGAAGCAATCAGCGAGGAAGAAAGACTTAATTTCTCCCAGAATTTCTCTGTTAAAAGACCTGGAATCCTTGATACTATTTTCCCGGATGTAAAAACAGATTACTGGAAGGCTGAATACTACAGACTTATGAGCGGACAGCGGCTTCCGGAAATCGCATTTGTACACGCCCTTGACACCGAAGCGGAAATCGGTTCCAGACCTGGTTTTGAAAAGGTGTTGACCGAGAAACTTCTCATTAAAAGGAAGCTCAATCAGTCCGAGAGCTTACAACAGGCTATCGAGAACGGTGTACCAGATAATGAGGAACTTACAGACTTTGTATTCGATGACGCGACAAACCTTTTTGAGGCCGTCCTTGCCAGAACCAAAGTTATGAAAGGACAGGCACTGTCTACTGGAAAACTTGTTATCAAAGAAAACAAAGTGGACATGACTATTGATTTTGGAGTTCCGTCTGAATTAAAAATTACCATTACAGACTGGTCTAAACCAGATTCTGATATTATGGGTGATATTCAGAAAATGGTTCAGCTTGCAGAAGATGGCGGCTATGTTGTCAATAAGGCAATTACCTCTCTTAAAATGATTAACAACATGAGAAACAACACCGGAATGCAGACCGCAGTTCTTGGCGCAGCAAACAAACGTCTTCTGACGAAACAGGAGCTTGCGAACCTTCTCATGCAGGAGTACGGAATTACAATTGATCGCTGTGACGAAAAATTCCGTTACAGAAGCAAAGGCATTGTTAAAACAGGTAGATATTTCAAAGAAGATGTATTTACCCTGTATGAATCTAACCAGGATGGCTCTTTTGGTACTGGACTTTGGGGCGCAACACCAGAGGAAAAAGAGTACCGTCAGTTCATTCAGCAGCAAAACCGTTCCTTTATTACCATGTCCATGTGGGCTACGCCAGATCCAGTTGCAGTATGGACGAAAGCTTCTGGAATGTTCATCCCGGTTGTACCGAAAGCAAACGGTGGTATCGTAATCGGTACCAAGGCGGGGGAATAACCGGGCATAGTCTCGATGAAAACAGCCAGTCACCATCTGTAGCGAGTGTTTATGACGAATCGACACATAAGTATACAGAAAGCGAGTTGTCTAATATGACTGTATCACAGTTAAGACAACTTGCAAGTGATAACGGCTATGCCCTGACAGCAACTAATAAGGCTGGAATAATATCAGAGATTTTATCTCAGCAAAGGTAGGTGATTAAATGGACGAACAGCTTATAGAAGATTTGACAAATTATCTTGAAGATGATGCAGAAACAGCGAGGATGATTCCTCTTTCAGCAGAGAGGGCTATTCGTTCATTTAAGAAGAAAAGGAATTATCCTACATCTTACAGTGATGAGAAAATAAATTCCGATATGGAGAAATGCTATGATTGCATATTTGATTTGGCTCTTTTCTTTCTAGTAAAGCAGGGAGCTGAGTTTCAAGGATCACATTCCGAATCCTCTGTGAATAGAAGCTGGGATTCCGAAACTGAAATCTATGTAAATCATGGAGTTTTTCCATTTATCGGATTCTAAGATGGTGTGTGCGTGATACGTCAATCCTCCCACGTATCGCAGGGGTGCTTCAAATTAGGTGGGTAGAAGCAATATCTTAAAAATGGGAGTGATGGAAAGGAATAGCGATGGGATGTGAACACGAGTGCGTCAACGAACACCGCTTAAAAGAATTGGAAAGTGCAGTCCATGAGATGAAAGAAAAGCATTCCAAAAGGGATGGAGTTTTTTTTGAACGTATCAATGTGCTGGAACAGAAAATTGCTTTATACAACAATGACCTGGGACACATTAAGGATACAGTTGACGAAATGAACGACAATTTAAAATCACTCATGGAAAAACCAGGAAAGTTACAGGACAAAATAATTGCTTATGTCATAACTGGCATAATTGGTATTGTTTTAGGCTTTGCCCTAAAAGGCATTTTCCCGGTGTAAATATTGATTCCACTACAGGGAGGACAGTGGAATGGATGATTATAAAGACTTTTCAGAAGATGAAAGAATCTTCTATTTGCGTGAAGCTGGATTTGATTCCAGAGAAAAAAGAGTTATTCAGATTGCGTGTTTACGAAGAAAAAACACTTGCAGAAGCTTCAGAAATCATGGGCTACAGCACAAGAACAGTAGACCGCATAAACAGAAAATTAAAGAAGAAAATTATGAAAGTCGCCCCGATGTATTGTCGGGGCTTTTCTTTGTATTCATAAAACGTGGCGTATTTATGGCGTTATCGTGGCGTGTTAATCAACCTCTTATTATTGTAAAATATAGTTATAAAAACAAGGGAGGTTTGAGATATGCAGTATGGTAATCCGTATTTTGCGCAACCATTTCAACAAATACAGCCGTATCAAGATAGATTAGCACAATTGCAGAATAGTTATCAGCAGGCAATGCCATACGGACAGGCACAAATTCAACAACCAATGCCACAAGTACCACAAATTCCCATGTTACAAGGGCAGATGGTAGATGGCATTGATACTGTAAAGGCAAAAGACGTAGATATGTCTGGAAACCCTGTTTATTATCCAAAAACAGATGGAACAGAAATATATAGAAAACAATTACAGGCAGATGGAAGAAGTAGAATTTTTGTTTACCGACTTATAAATCCGGAAGAACAACAGCAACCAAAGGCAGAAGAAAAACCGATTGACATAGAAGCTATGTTTAATCAGCTTCGAAACGATGTTTGTTCTGAGATTTCCGAAATAAAGAGTATGTTTCCGACACAAATGTCGGGAACACCGGAACCCAAGCAGAATGGAGGTAAACAGAGATGATGAATCCAATGCAACTTATGCAGATGATACGTGGTGGAGGGAATCCTCAACAAGCCATAATCAATATGATGAAACAACAGTCTGGAAATAATCCTGTAATTGACAATGCAATTAACATGATGGAAAAAGGTGATAATGCAGGAATTGAAAAACTTGCAAGAAATCTTTGCCAAGAAAAAGGGATTAATCCTGATGATATGTTATCGCAGGTTAAGAATCAGTTTGGAATAAAATAAATTCGCTACAATAATTAAAAGAGCCGCGGTCTTTTGATTTTGTATAAATTACAAAAATCAATAAGGAGGTAATCGCTATGATGAATGGTGGATTATCAGCAAGCGATGTCGCTGTATTAAGCGGCTCTAATAACCGTGCAGATGAAGGCTATGGCTTTGGCGGTGGCTGGGCATGGTGGATTATAATATTGCTTATCTTTGGCTGGGGCGGTTTCGGCGGCTTTGGTGGCTGGGGTGGCAATGGTACAAATGGTGCCGGCTTCCAAGGATGGGCTACCCGTTCAGATATTAATGAGGAATTCGCCCTTAATGATATTCAAAATGGTATCAGAGGTATTCAGCAGGGTATCTGTGACAGCACATATTCTCTTAACAATACCATGCAGAGTGGCTTTAATGGTATGAATGTCGGAATGCTTCAAGGCTTCAACGGCGTTCAGCAGGCAATCAATGCTGATACTGTAGCCGGTATGCAGAATACCAATGCATTACAGTCTCAGTTAGCAAATTGTTGCTGCGAAACAAGAGAAGCAATCCAGGGCATCAATTATAACCTTGCCACTAACACTTGTGCTCTCCAGAACACAATGAACAACAACACCAGAGACCTTCTGGAAAATCAGAATAGCAACACAAGAGCAATCCTTGATTATCTTTGCCAGAAAGAGACAGCAGACCTCAGAGCAGAGAATCAGGCACTTAAACTGGCGGCTTCACAGTCCGACCAGAATGCGGTATTACAGGCGGCTATGAACGCAAATACAGCAGAAATTCTCAGACGCACTGCACCGCTTCCGGTTCCTGCATATCCGGCAAGCAACTTGTATGGATATTATGGAAGCTGTGGATGTGGGGGAAACAACGGTTGTTGCTGATTTTATCATTGAATTAAATTAAAAATTGAATATGTACCGTTATTATGATATAATAAAATTATCATAGGAGGAACGGTGCATGGTTAATCAAGATTTAATAGGTCAAAAATTTGGGAAACTTACAGTTGAATCTAGCGCAGGAACCAATAAGTGGAAACATAGGTTATGGGAATGCAAATGCGATTGTGGCAATATTGTGATCGTAGACACATCTAGACTAAGAAATGGTCACACAAAAAGTTGTGGATGTTTACACCCAAAAGCGGAAGATTTGGCAGGAAAGCGTTTCGGAAAATTGACCGTAGTAAAGAAAATAGGCAGGAAAAATCGTTCTAATTATTGGCAATGTCATTGCGACTGTGGCAATGATGTCAATTGCTATCAATACAATTTAATGAGGGGAACAAGTACATCTTGCGGATGTTTGCGAAGTTATTACTCAAAACAAAGTAGAAACTGTCATGGAGAATCAACCGGAATTTTATATAAAAAATGGTCTTCGATTAAAACAAGATGTACTAACCCAAATGACCCGCACTATAAAGACTATGGTGGACGTGGAATTAAATTGTGTGATGAGTGGCAAGAATATTGGCCGTTTAGAGAATGGGCTTATGCGAATGGATATCAAGAAGACTTAACCATTGAGAGAAAAGACGTAAATGGAAATTATTGTCCCGAAAATTGTTGCTGGATTACTGGGTTTGAACAAGCCAGCAACAAAAGAAGAAGCGTATTTTTAGAGTACGGTGGGAAAAAGAAAACAATTTCTCAGTGGAGTAGAGAACTTGGAATAGGAAAAGAAACCATTGCGTATAGGGTACATGCCGGATGGAGTGCGGAAGAGTGCTTATTTGGTAAAAAGAACAGAACTGGAAATTCTAGCCCTAGAATGAATATCCCTGACTATTTATCTTAAAAGTAACAAAAGTTGTTGAACTCACCCTTAGAGGTTGACTAATTCTAAGAGGTGGGTTGCGGCTCACCTCTTATTGATTGAGAGGTAAAAAATATGGCATGTAAGAATGTTTGTAAGCTTTGCAATCACCTTGTGCTGTCTACTGCAATTGCATTCACAGGTGGAAATCTTGTGGTTACTATCCCGGAAGGAAGCTACAATAATGGAGAAAAATACTGCATTGTTTTAGCACAGTCCATTCCAAATACAACCACAATTACCGCCCCAGTAATGATTCAGATAGGAACAGGAACAACTTTATATCCATTGGAGAATCGTTGTTGCGCACAGGTAACAGCATGTGGCGTCAGAACCAGAACAAAATATGCAACCAGAGTTGCAACAAGCGCTACTGGTGGAGCGTTCAAAATGTTAGGGAATCCGGCTTGTAGTCCGAATAACAATCTGACTGCAATCAATGGTACAGCCCCAACAGCAGAAAATGTTGTACAGGCTGTGAAGAGGGGAGGTATCGTGAATGCATAAGACAGCAATGGAAATGGGAAAATGGGCCATGGAAAAAGCCAAAACACATGGATTTGATAATCTCAGTGCTCAAGACTGGGACGATTTGAAAGACTGCATGGAAGCAGTAAAGTGTGCGGTTTGTGCAGATAAAGATTACAGAATCGTGGAAGCTATGGATGAATGCGAACAGGAAGAAAAGTATCTTGGACGCATGGGATATGACCGTTACCGCTATTCAAATGGGCGTTTCGCTCCAAAAGGTAGGGGAACCAGAAAAGGTTATAGACCATATCTGTACATGGAAGATGATGACTGGATGGATGAGTATTTAAACAATCCAGAATTTGAGCACAATATGTACCGCATGGGATATCATCCAGACCGTAGTGATATGGAAATGGGTGACATGAATCGGAAGAAATCCAGATATGGCGAATCCTATGATAGATACGATGAGAATCGTAGGCACTATCATGATTCCAAAGACACGGAATCCAAAAGAAAAATGGATGATTCCATGAAAGAGTACACATCTGACATTATCCGTAATCTCACAGAAATGTGGTCTGATGCAGATGCAACGCTCAGACAGTCAATGAAAACTGACCTGACCAGACTTGTACAGCAGATGAACTAGAGCAATAAATGAATTAAGTCCTTGTCGCAAATTAATGCGGCAGGGGCTTTTTTCGTAGAAAGGATGGTGAGAAACCATGCTGAAACAATTCTATATGAATGGGGACTTATGGAGAGTGCGCTTTGTTTCTCCCAATGATAATGTTTTGATTGACCGTACAGGGCAAAGGACACTTGCTGTATCTGATTACTCTACAATGACAATTTCAATTGCAAGCAACTTGCATGGAGAACTTCTGAACCGTGTATTTATCCACGAATTAGGGCATTGCGTGATGTTCAGCTATGGTCTACTGCCAGAGCTTCACCGTATGATTGAGAAACGATATTGGGTGGACGCAGAGGAATTTGTATGCAATATTCTGGCAGACTACGGCCATTTCGTGATTGGTACGGCCAGAGATATTTTGGGAAACCAATTCACATATGTAGCCCCTGTTAGAGCAGAAAGGATGATTGCATGAGAGGATTAGTCCGTCAAAAGCAAAAGGTATATTGGTCACGAATATCTGAGAAAACACAAGGATTAGACCGTATTAAAGTTTATGAGAAACCAGTTTTATACTCTTTTTCCGTATCATCCACTGCTGGAACGCCGGAAGAAATTGCAGCCGGAATAGTGCCAGATTACGACAGGTATATTACAAGCTTTAATCGAAATTTTCATCCACAGGAAGCGGACATATTTTGGATAGATAGAATCCCACAAATAAGCGAGGATGGAAACCTTATTTTGGATGAAAATGGAGAGCCAACAGTATTACCAGACTACACACTAAAGAAGATTTTAGACACACAAAAAGGCAATATTGCCAGATACGGAATTTCTAAGAGAGGAAACGAAGATGGGTAAGACAATAAAGTGTACCTTATCACAGAAATCAATCCAAAAAGCTATTGATGAAATAAAAAATTATCAAAAATCTTTAAGGAATAAAAATGAAATCTTCATAAAAAGATTATGTGAATTAGGGATTCCGGTCATTGACCAAAATATTTTGGCAGCACAAGGCGATTCTGATAAGAACCATAATACTTATATCAAAATCAACAGTTTTGGGGACTATGCAGAAGCTCATTTAATATGTGAAGGAATAGACCTTTTGTTTATAGAATTCGGTGCAGGTATTCACTACAATGGTGCAGCCGGTTCTAGTCCGCATCCAAAAGGAGAAGAATTTGGTTATATAATCGGTTCTTACGGACAAGGAAAAGGAAAAAACGATTCCTGGGTATATGTATCTGATTCTGGCGAATGGGTACGTTCTTACGGTACAGAAGCTACAATGCCAATGTATAAGGCAAGCGTAGAAATCATTCAGAATATCCGCAAAATCGCCAAAGAGGTGTTCTCTTCTTGAAGATGATACCAAAGTATACTGAATGATACCAACCAATTATGTTATGATTACAGTGTTAAATTGTAGCAAGATATGCAATGCGTTCACTATGAAGGTGGGCGCGTTTTTTATTGTGAGGTGACAGATATGCCAGACACAATAGAATCTCCTGTATTGGAAGTTTTTTCAAGGTGGGGAGCGGCTGTTTCTAAGATTACCGGCGCAGACAATTATTCCATGGATGGGAGCGAGACAAATGCTTCTGGCAAAAAAGCATACGCACAGCTTTATATGCTTGGTAATCCAATTACAAGAGGTGACCTTGAAGGGGATGAATGTGCAACAATGCCATCATTTCAAGTAAATTGCTTCACATCTGGGAGCAAAGCATTAACCAGATTGTATGAATTGGACAAGATAAGTCACAAAACTATGGTGAGCATGGGATTCCGCCGCACATACGGACCGGAACCAATGTTTTTTGGTGACAGTGGAATCAAAAAGCTTGTGAGCCGATACAGTCGGATATATACAGGAACTTTATTAGATTAGGAGCAGAAATGCTTCTATTTTTTTATCTAAAAATATGAAAGGAGAATGCTGAATGAAAACAGATAAATTACTTTGGATGAAAGCAGCGGGAATTAGAGCTGTGAAAACAGTCGCACAAACAGCGGTAGCAACCATCGGTACTGCAACTGTGATTGGTAGTGTTGATTGGAAAATGGTTTTATCCGCATCTTTACTTTCTGGTTTTTTATCTCTGCTTACTTCTGTAGCAGGATTACCGGAACTGAAAACAGACAAAGAAGAGTAGAAAGGCGGTGATCCGCTATCTCCCGGCACAGGGTTACGTGCATATTACCGATTTTTTGTTTGAAAAAAATTGCTGACCTTAAAGAGTTAAAGGTAGAAAGGAGAAATAATGAGCCGTTTGACAACATTAGGCGTGACTTTTGGTTATGGAGTTGAAACCGAAAAAGGCGTAAAGCCTACAACTTTTAAGCAACTTGAGCTTGCAAGCTCTATTGGTGGAATTTCACTTGATACAGAGCAGATTGACGTATCAGCATTGGAAGATTATATCACAAAATATGCAGCTGGTAGACAGGATACTGGCGGTACATGGGAAATCGAATTTATCATGGATCCAGATAAATCTGTTAAGCAGATTAAGGAACTTTATAGTGCATCTAAGACAGCAAAAGAAACTGGACTTGCAACATGGTTTGAGGTTGTTTTCCCGGATATGGCAGATGCATTCTTTGTTACAGCTGAGTGCGGACGTGAGATTCCACTTCCAGAAGTTGGACAGAATGAAGCTGCAACAATGTCCATTTCCCTTATTATCACAGATTACAAGGGACTTGAAACAAAGGTTGCTCTTACAAAATCAGAATGATGTTTTTAATGGGAGGATTATAAAATGGTAACTTTTAATGTACATGGAAAAGAATATAAGGTTGTATTTGGATACGGACTTCTTACAAAAACAGATGTGCTGGACAAGGTACAGGGGATTACAGATGGAAAAGAGAGAAGCCTTCAGAAAATGATTTCTCTTCTCCCGGAACTGCTTCTTGCCGGACTTCAAAAGAAGCACAAGGAAGAGTTTGGGTATGAAAGTGATTCTGAAAAAGAAGTTGTTCTTAATAAAGTCTGTGACCTTTTGGATGATTACGAAGATGAAGGAACTGAGGAAAATCCCAAAAGCGGATTTGATTTATACCAACTTCTTGACAAAGAATTGGAGAAAAATGGTTTTTTATCCGGTCTGCTGAATGCAGTAGCAGAAGCGCAGGCAGTGGAGAAGAATGCAACGAAGCTCCCACAGGATCACAAAAAGAAAAATTAACTTTTCGAGAAGCTGTTTACCAAGAGATTCTTCCGTTATACCTCTCTATCGGTGTATCCAAAGAAGAATTTATGGATTCTACGCCAGCTGAATTAAAACCTTATCTCGAAGCTGAAAAGATACGCCAAAAGAGGAAAGATGCCGAATTATGGCAAGCTGGCATTTATGAAACATCAGCCACATTCACGGCTGTTGCGAATGCTTTAATGGGGAAAAAATCTAAAGCAGAGTATTTGAAAAAACCTTTACTGGAATCAGCAGAGGAAGAAAAGCGTAAACAGGAAGGCATACTTTCCGAAGAAGAAAAGAAAAAACAGAGAAACGCACTTTTGGCAAGCTTGCAACTCATGCAGGCAAACTTTGAACTTAACCATGAAAAGGGCAGGCAGGATGAATAAGTCTTGTCTGCCCTTATTTTTTTGATTAAAAGGAGGTGTTTTTATGGCTGACAATACCATTGATACCCTTGATATACAAATTAGCAGTAGTACAGAAAAAGCAGTACGTGCGCTGACTAATCTTTCAAATAAACTCACAGAAGTTAATTCCGCATTAAGCGGAGTTAATACAAATGGATTACGTAGTTATGCAAGGGAACTTGGAAGGGTTACGTCTGCCTTTAATTCTCTAGGAAATGTCCGTACTTCTGGGCTTGATAGTGCTATTTCAAAATTAAACACACTTAGTAAAATCAACCTTAGCAATCTTCAGAATCAAAAGATTAGTATTGATTTGGATATCAAGGGTGGAGATCAAACACAAAAACTGCAATACGCCATTGATAAAACAGTACGTGATATTAAAATTGATACCTCTTCCATTTCAAAGCAATTAATTGAAGCATTTAACTTAAAAGGCGGTGCTGCTTCAAAAGTTCGTTCTCAAATGAACGAACTTGCAAAGGAAATGGCACAGTCTTTTGACGGAAAAGAAATCTCTGGAAATGTTGGAAGCATTGTTGAAGAAATTGGAAATACGATTCTCAAAAGCGGAAGTGTAGTAAAAGCTAATCTTGGAAGCTACTTAGATGGAGCAGAACAAGAATGGATTGATTTCAATAATTACTTCAAAAACAAGAAAATCTATGTTTCCGATATGCTAAAAGCCGACCTTGGTAAAGGCGAATTTTCTGAGATTCTGAAAAACAATCTGAATAAGGTTGTTACAGATGCAACCAAAGGCATTACACTTGACAAATCCTGGCAAGAATTAGCAGATAGATTCCCAACTCTTGTACCAAGAGATACTATAAATGCAGCAGATCAGCTGATTACCATACTTGAAAATATCAAAAAAGTTAGAGAATCAATAAAGCCAGTATCAATAGAATCGCTTTATGGAGAAAACGCTTCAAAAGCATCGGACAAAGTGTGGGGAATGGCTGTCGATTCCACTCAGCAGCTCGCTGAACAGGTAAAAACAAGACTTAATGACGCATTAAAAGGTACGGACGGTCAGCTCCCTATTGATGTAAAAATCAATACGGATAAGATAACAATGGATATTCAGAAGGCAATCAATAAAGTTGCTGAACTGAAATATAACGCTGTAAAAGTCACTCTGGATGTAGATACTACAGGAATTAAAGATGCAGTTACCGGAAAACTTAAAGAAATTGATGCAGGACAGATGACAAGCATTGCCGATGGAATGAAACAGTTTTCAGATTCTTTAAGAGCCATGGGAAATGTTAATTATAAAGCTTCCGGTTTGAACGCAATCATTAATTCCATTAGCAGATTTAGCCAGGTAGATATTAGTAATTTTAATTCTATGAAACTTGGCGAGATAATCACTCAGTTATCTGGATTATCGGCAATACCGGATGTATCTGCAAGTGTTAATCGTTTTGTTAATTCAATGGCTAGACTAGCCAATTCCGGCGAATATATTGCAAATGTATCCGCTGAATTACCTGAATTGGGAAGTAGCTTGAAATTTATCACAGAAAGCTTTATTGGTGTTGATGGAATTTCAGATTCCGTAAATAGGTTTGTTCAGTCAATTGCACAGTTGGCAAGTGCCGGCGGTAAAATTTCTCAATCTTCTGGACAACTTGGAACACTAGCAAATGAAGTATTGTCATTCTTCAATGTAATGAGAACCGCACCAAAAATCAGCGAAAACACAGTAAGAATGACAGAAGCTTTGGCACAGTTAGCTACTGCAAGTGGGAAAATAAATAAAGCCACAAATTCTCTTACGAATTCATTTTCGAGATTATCAAATGCCGCAAATGTGCTTGGAAATGCAGGAAGAAAATTATCTTCCATGATTGGCTCTGCAAGCTCTGCACTAGCTAATTTTGGAAATACCGCAACTGTAACCACAAGAAAGACTGGCTCATTAACTTCACAGCTTGCTGGATTATATGCAAAATTCTTTACTGTGACAAGAGGAATTAAAGCACTTTGGAATTCTGTAAAGTCTGCATCTGATTATGTTGAAACATTGAACTATTTCAATTCTGCGTTCGAACAAGTTACAGACGGATTGGACGTGAGCAAGTGGAAGAATGCAGGAGTAAAATCCGCAGAGGAATATGTGGGTTCTTTTGAAAAACGTGCAAAAGAACTGACAAAAAAAATGACTGGATTTGAAGTATCAGATGCAGGTAATCTGACTAGAACAAAAGGCACGAGCCTCGGACTTGATCCGAACCAAACGATGAACTATCAAGCTACCTATGCTCAGATGGCATCATCTATGGGAGCAACAGCAGATGCGTCAACAAAGGTTTCGAAGGCTTTGACTGAAATCGGGGCAGACCTTGCTTCTGTAAAGAACCTTGAGTTCAACGATGTATGGAATGATATGGCATCCGGAATAGCCGGAATGAGCCGGGCTCTTGACAAGTACGGCATTAATATCCGTGTGGCAAATTTACAACAGGAACTTTATAATCTTGGAATTGACGCTACTGTATCAAGTTTAAGTCAATCGGACAAGGCTATTCTGAGAACTATAACAATCTTGAATAGTTCAAAGTATGCATGGGGTGACCTGGCTAATACGATAAATCAGCCGGCGAACCAATTAAGATTACTGCAATCTAATTTTTCAGCACTTTCAAGAACTATCGGTTCATTATTCATTCCAATTATCTCAAAGATTCTTCCATATATGAACGCCTTTGTTATTGCAATTCAGAGAGCTTTTTCGTGGATTGGAAGACTTTTAGGCATCAAAATGTCCGACTATGTTGCCTCAACAGGAAGTGCCGCAGTTGATATGGGAAGTATTGCAGATAGTACAGAAGATGCAGCTTCCGGGCTTGACAAAACAAATGACAATGCGAAGAAATTACAAAAAAGTCTTTCTGTGCTTTCATTTGATGAATTAAATCAATTAAATGATGCAAAAGTTAGCAATTCTTCCGGTTCTTCCGGAAGTGGAGGCGGTGGGAGTGCACACCTTCCAGAATTGGATGCTGCATTAGATAAAGCCCTATCAGAGTATCAAGCTGCATGGGATAAAGCTTTTGAAGAAATGAATAATAAGGCAAATGATACCGCTGATCAGATTGTAGCTGTATTTAAGAAAATTCGTAAAGCAGCTAAACCAACCACAGAATCAATCAAGAAACTGTACAGTGAAGGTCTTAGCAAGCTTGGAAACTTCTCTATTACAGCTCTGAAAGATTTGTGGAATAATTATCTGAAACCAATTGGATTATGGATGTTATCTGATAATTCCGGGCTTCCACGGTTCTTTAATATTACGAATGATTTACTGAATAAAATCAATTGGGGTAAACTGAATAGCTCGCTTTCCAGTTTCTTTACAATGCTTCAAAAGCCAACAAAATTTGTTTGGACTGGTCTCATGGATTTCTATGAGAAATTCTTAGTGCCGGTAGGTACATGGACAATGAATAGTGCAATCCCGGAACTTGTTGACGCATTAACAAATTTCGGAAACAACATTCACTGGGACGAACTTAATTCGGCATTGAAAAACTTCTGGGATGCACTTGCGCCATTTGCACAAAATGTTGGACAGGGAATTGTTGACTTCTTCAAAGATTTGCTCGATGTTGGAGAAAATTTCATCAATACAACGCTTCCTGGAGGCTTGAACTCAATTGCCGATGCAATAAAGAATATCAGCCCGGAAACTGCACAGGCAATTGGAAAAGGACTTGGACAAATCTCCATTGCAATCCTTGGATTCAAAGGATTAACCTTTATTGGTGGAATCATCGGAAAAGACAGCCCATTAGGAAAAGGACTTGCTTTATTGGCAAAACATCCTTATGCAGCAATGGCACTTGGCATCAGTGGAATCGTACTTGCACTTGATAATTTCGGAGTTATTGATGTTGACTGGGAGTGGATTTGGAGTAGCATTGACCGTGTAAAAACCTCAATACAGAATTTTATTGATAAGGTTGATTGGAATGCTGTTGGAACTGCTCTTGGAAATTTATGGTCTGCATTCCAACCATTCGCAGAGGGATTTGCAGATGCGTTGATTACCGGACTTGAAGGAATAATTAATATTGGAGCGGACTTAATTAATGGTATTGCAAATGCTATTAATTGGCTGGCTGAAAAATTAAGTGGAGTTGATCCAGAATTTATAAAACAAGTTGGTGCTGCATTCGGAACATTGTTTGCAATCAAAATAGCCAAGGATATTGCCACCAAAATCTTTTCCTTTGCAAGTGGAATCGGTTCATTAGCTTCAAAACTTTTAAATTTCCCACTTGATACCGCATCTTCTCTTCCTACTATCATCGGTGATATTGGTGGAGCAGCGGAAACGGCGGCTACAGGTGGATTATCTTCATTTTCTTCAACGCTTGGTACTATATTTGGAACCGCTGGGATTGTATTTGTCGCAACGGCATTATCCGTTAAACTCGCAAGAGGAATTGCAAGTATTACAGAAGCTGCGCAAGGTGGAAATGGAATTCTATCACAAACAGGTGGTTATCTCCATGATTATACAGGCGAGATGGAAAGTGCTTATAAGATAACGCAAGATCAAGCAGAAGAGCTTTGGAAGTTAATTGAAGCAGATGGAAGTGCCGGAAAATCAAATTCTGAAATGTACGATAGTTTCATTCAGAAACTTGGAGAATTTGGCGTATCAACCGAAGATGCAAGAAAAATTCTCGAAAAATACGGCGCACAGGCGGGTGTATCAACTGGATTTTTGGAAGATATGACTGATAAAGCTGTAGCCCTTGGAGATGGTGTATCTGAATCAGCTGGAAAATTTGACACAACCAAAATCAGTATATCTGATTTGAAAGACGAACTTTATCTTTTAAGTCTTAGCTCTGATCAATTTAGTGGAAACTACTTAACTGCTAAAGATGCTCTTGATAGTGCAATATCTGGAAGAACATATGCTAATACAGAAGAAGCGCTAGACGCAGTTTATACGTCATTAAAAAATGCTGGCGTTCCGTTAGATGAATTAGATGAAAAACTCAGAAAAGATTTTCCAGATGCAGTTGTCACAATGGAAACAAGTGCAAAGAATTCTTTCGATGGAATGAATACATCTGTGAAAACAGCAGTTGGAGGTATTACTACCGCTGTTGCAAATGCTTCTAGCTCCGTATCATCCAAGACAAAAACTGGCTTTGGTCTCGCCAATACCGCCGTAAGCACGGCAATGGCTGGAATGAAAAAAAGCACAGAAAGCACAATGCCTTCCATTTGGTCGAAGATAAAGAACACGAATGATGATGTTGAAACCAACTCTAAAACAAACTGGGGAAATTCTGCAAATGCAGTATCGACAGCCCTCGGAACCATGGACACCGATACAAAAGATGTAATGGGTAAGGTTATGACAACCATTCAAAGCTATTGGTCTTCTGTTCTTATCAATACAAACCAGATTTGGGAAAAGGCTTCTGGAAAAGTTGACACGGAAACTGGCAAAATGCTTACTTATGCCGAAAATAATATGTCGTCTGTTGCAAGAGTTTTTTCTTCAATCAGAAAAACTATTAATGGAAATTTTTCGGGACTCTATTCTGTTGGGCTAAATGCGATGAATGATTTTAAACGTGGAATAGAATCTGTTCATATAAAAACGCCACATTTGCAAATGAATTATACTAACTGGCAAGAGGGTAATACCCACAAATGGAGATGGAACTCTAGTGTTGATTGGTACGCGAAAGGTGGTCTTTTCAATGGTGCACAGGTAATCGGCATCGGTGAAGCCGGTTCCGAAGCCGTTCTTCCTCTGGAAAATCCACGAACCATGAAGAAGATCGCAGACAGCATTGTTTCTAGTTCGGACGGAAGCATGGGACTTACAAAAGAAGAAATGACAAAAGCAGTAGCGCAGGGCGTTGCAATGGCAATGAGTATGAACAGCGGAAACAAGAATCCGCAGTACATTATGAACAGCATTATTCTGGATGGAAGCGAGATTGCGAAAGCTGTAACAAAAGCCCAAAATGATACAGATAGCCGTTTCAAACCGTCCCCGGCATATTGATTTTTGACTGATTGTGTGGTATAATTTCTTCAATGAAGAAGTACACACGGTCTTGATTTTTTGAGCCGCTAAGAAGAAATTAACATTTCTCAATTTTGAGGAATTTTTATCTTACTTGGCGGCTCTTTTTATTTTATCCATCAATATAAGGAGGAATGGAGAATGGAAAATGAAGTTTTGATAACAAGTGAACAGACACCTATTGAGATTGCACTTGGGATTGACGAAGAAGGCATGACTACTGCAAGAAAACTATATTCATTTTTAGGACTTGCACAGGGACAATTTTCAAGATGGGCGAAAACAAATATTATCGACAATTCATTTGCGGTAGAAAATGAAGACTATTGGGGGTTCGACATTTATGTCGAGGGTAATAAAACTGTTGATTATAAGATAACTGCCCATTTCGCCAAAAAACTTTCAATGCTATCAAAATCTGAAAGAGGAGAACAAGCAAGAAACTATTTTATTGGTTGCGAACAATCCTTAAAAATTGCTTTTAAAAAGCAGCGTGCAGCAGAACTTGAACGAGCTAAAGGAATAGCAGTAAGACAGGCATTGACAAAGGCAATCCAGCAATCTTCTGAAAATGAAAGAATGCACGGACATGCCTATTCTACATATACAGACGTTATTTACAAGTCCATATTTGGCAAAAACGCCAAGCAACTGAGAGAGGAATTCGGAATCACAAAAAAAGAAAGTATGAGAGATTATTTTTCAGAAGAAGAGTTGGTGAAAGTTCAGAACGCAGAAATGCTTGTGAGCGCATTAGTCGGATATGGATGGGGATATAACGAAATAAAAGAATTTATTCTGAATAAAGGAATTAATAAAATTGCGGCATAATTTTGAATTTTTAGACAGCCCGCATTTAAAATGAGGTCTGGAAAGGTTCGATTTAAAATGGAACCTTACAATGGGGAGGGAAAGCAAAAATGTCATATAAAAATTATTGTGTAGTAAGCAAAGAAGTGCTTCATAATAGAAATATTTCCCTTGAAGCAAAGGGAATATATGCTTTGATGATGAGTGTTGACAAAGATAATTTCAATGTAAAGGAATTATATGATCTTTCAAAAGAAAAAATAAATGTTATTGATAATGCGATAAATGAGTTAGAAAAACTCGGTTATGTAACTCTTGAAAAATAATTCGGTAAATTCAGTGGTCTAGGGTAGCTCCCGAAAAGCGTAAACCTTGATACGCCTGTCCACTGTTTTTATAAATCAAGGATTCTGGCACAATACGGAGAGTGCCTACGACCAACAAGGAGGTTATCTAATATGAAAGGTAAATTATCAGATCTTTTTTTATCCAGCAAAGAAAGCGTTATCATCAAACCAGATTTAGCAGTAAAAATTAGGGCTAAATGAAGCCATTGTTTTACGCCAAATTTATTACTGGCTTGAAATAAATGAAAAATTGCAAATGCCAGAAGCTATGTTTTCCTGTGGAGGGACTATTTGCGCCGAAAAATGTGCAGAATATGAAAGCGAGGAAAGAAAAAAGCATGATTTTAGACCTTAAAATAAATTAATTTTTTTAGACGCACAAAAGACGCATAGTAGACGCACTCAGATAAAGGTTTAGATAAAGGTTTAGATAAAGGTTTAGATTAAGATATAGATTTAGATTAAGAAAAAGAGAAAGAATTATATTTTGAATAATATCTAACGATATTATTATGTCAGATAAATCTGACACAGAATGGGACAGGGAGGATACGCTATGATATTTTGGCTATCAGTAATCATTTTTGCGGTCGGCGTTGTTATTCTGATTGCAAATAGAATAGGAGAATCTTTAAGCTACGAATATGAGTATTCGAATGTGAGCGCAACCGTGCTTGTTTTGGGCGTAGCAGTGGCTTTTATCGGTGCGGTATATCTTTTGATCGCTGGATTGCTTTTAGCAATAAGCCAGACTACGGTTACCGCCACCAGACAGGCAAATGCCGAGAAATACAAAGCATTGACTTACAAACTGGAAAGTGAAGCTTGCCGAGATCAATTCGGACTTCTTAACAAAGAAATTATTGACGAGGTACAGAGATGGAATGTAAAAGTAACTTACTACAAAGCAATGGAAGATAACTTTTGGGTTGGAATCTATTACCCAGATGTGTACGGTGATCTGGGGACGATTGATTATGAGACATATGAGGGAGGACAAAAACCATGAAAAGAATCAAAACACTACTGGCGATAATTACCTTTATTTGCATTATCACAGGGCTAACAGGCTGTGCAGCGAATGACGATTACATGAATGACGTGAAAGGAAATCTTTCTGGAAACAGCTACACAATCTATACCTACGATAACTACGGCAAAAAGGTTATGACCACCACTGGGGACAAGATTAATATTTCCGGGAATAAAACGAAATCTAAGGGCTACGATAGCGAGGGTAACGAAACAACCAGCTATGATGTATCTTCCGTCATTACAATTCTGATAGACGGTAAAGAAATTGAAAGTTGTGGTGATACTTGTATTTTTGAGCAAAAAGGATTGAAGCCGGAGGTTGATTTTACCCAGGAAGATATTACCAGCCATTCAACCGGGAAGATTTCAGAGAATGCATACATAGCCGGGATTTTAAATAGTTATAAAAATTATTTCGGGAAATCCAGGGTTGTAGTAATCAAATCTCAACTTGGACAACCGATAGCCGCATATTCTGGTGACGAGGTGTTCTGGAAAATCCCGGACGATCTACCTAAAATGACAAAGTTAATGATTGACGGAAAAGCTCTTTATATCCACAGGGCAAATTTCCAGATTATTGATAAAGAATTACTGCGATAAAATAACCGGATCCGCTACAAAACCACTCACACTATAAAATATAGGCATAAGCCAATAAAATTGATTTTCGGGCGAAGAAGTCAACAAATTATGGAGGACGTTAGCATGGAAATAAACGGGAATCTTTACTTGGTTTCAAGAACAAAGAGAATAGAATGCGATATGGGTATTAATGATGTGCTTGTATGCGCCAGAAGTGAAAACGAAGCTAAAGGAATCGCTCTGAGCCTTGGCTTGATTTGGGAAGGGGAGAGTAAGAAAGATGTTGAGATAACAAAACTCCATGAAGTTAATCCTGGAGATATTCTTTTAGCTGGGTGAGGAGGAGAAAGAAAATGTATAGACCATTATTTGAACCAGGAGACATTGTACAGCACTTTAAGAGAGAAACCATCAAGGAGCCACGCAACAACAAGTATTTGTATAAGATTGTTGGATTCGCTCAACATACGGAAACAGGAGAAGCCCTGGTGATATACAGGGCATTGTACGGTGGTAAGAAATTATATGCCAGACCATCAAAAATGTTCTACGGAAAAGTAGATCGGAACAGGTACCCGGAAATTCAGCAAGAGTACAGATTTGTGAAGTATCATGGAGTGCTTTACGCTGATGGACTTTAAGCAGACTTATTTTTCCATCTGGCAGGAAATATGGAACCTCCACAAGAAATACGCCTTTATCTCAAAGGACGATATTCCGCAGTGGGAAAATCTCACCATGGAAGCAAGCCGGATTCACGATAAATACTCCGATTCGGTTGGCGCAAAATTTGCCGAAGCTCTTTTGTTTGCCGTAACTGCGGAAATTGATAGAAAAGCGAAATAGTGCTTTCAGAATACGTCCCAAGGTGGTACAATAGGGGTATCAATTATTGGGAGGTATGAGTGTATGAAGAAAGTGAAAAGAGTTATTGTTGCGGCAACGGTGATGGCGAGTTTGGTGACTGCGACACATGTCATGGCGTTTAAATGGGAAATCGGACAGAAGGAAGAAACTACAGAAACAGCACAAATAGAACCAGCTACAGAAGAAGAAACAGAAGCGGTATTTTCTGTATGCAAGGATTTGTGGGAAGATTTGGAATTGAAAACTTATAAAATGAGCCATTCAGAGATATTTGGAGATTCTGATGATTCTGCGGATACAGAAAGCCACTATGAAGATGTAATCAAAGAAATCTATTCAGAGAAAATTAATGATTATCCAGACTTTTCAATGGGAGACGAGATAAAAATAAATGGATATGTGTTACAGACCATAGAGCTTCCTACGGAACAAGAATGGCAAGCAAATAGTGTTAATAAGGCTGGTGCATATCGTGTTGAAATTTCAATTGATAATTCTATAACATATACAGGATATGATGAATTTGCAATGTTCGTAAGAAGCAACAATTCAAATGTATTAAAACTACAGGCGGGAGATTACGTTACTGTTGAGGGAATATTTTTAAAACCAGATTCAATTTCTGCACAAGATTATATATATGATTGCGCTATTTCAAAATGCGAAGATATACCACAAGTACCGCTTGGAAAGAAAAATGCGTTGAAAGAAGCTATAGACTATTTAGATATAAATTCTTTTTCTTATAATGGAATAATTCAACAACTGAAATTTTCACAATATACAGATGAAGAAGCTAAATATGCAGCAGACTTTTGCGGAGCAAGTTGGAATAGACAAGCTGAAAAATCTGCAAAAAGTTATTTGGATATTACAAGTTTTTCAAGAGATGGGCTAATTCAGCAATTGGAATTTGATGGCTTTACTGCTGAACAAGCAGAGTATGGAGTCACTCAAGTAGGGTATTAAAACGATTAGGCTAGGGATTTCTCCCTAGCCTTTACTATTTTAGTAACCAGCTTGTATAACACCGTATTCTGCCTGTTTTTTTGTAAAACCATTAAATTCTAATTGGCTAATTAATCTGTCTCTTGAAAAAGAAGAAACATTTAAATATGAATTGGCTTTTTTGGCTGCTTGTTCATACCAGTTAGCGCCACAGTTATTGTCCGCATAAGTAGCTTGCGGAGTTGTAAATTTATTAAATTCTAATTGATGAATTAATCCTGTATAGGAAAAGGCTGATACATTCAAATAAGATTTTCCTTTTTTTAAAGCCTGTTCAAACCAATTTGCGCCACAATTATCAACTGCAAAAGTAGCTTCTTCGGTAGAAAAACCGTTAAATTCAAGTTGATGGATTAATCCATCATGTGAAAATGCAGAAACATTCAAATAACTTTTAGCTTTTGCAAGCGCATTTTTCTGTCCCATTGTCATGCTAGAAAGACTTGGAGCTGGAGTGGGAACTGATGGAGCGTTACTGTTAAAACCGCCATTGCCATTAGAAGCCTTTTTCACAGTAACTTTACAGGTATATTTCTTTTTACCAATCTTTGCAGTAATTGTAGCAGAGCCTTTCTTTTTCGCCTTTACACGTCCTTTAGAAGATACCGTTGCAACAGATTTCTTACTGCTTGTCCATTTTACTTTTCCTTTTGTTCCAGTCACTTTTAATTGCAATGTTTGACCGACTTTCAAAGTGACTTTTTTCTTGTTAATTTTACCGGCCGCCGATACTGGAACTGCCATACAGACAATCAGTAACATAATGGTAAAAATTGCCAGTAACTTTTTGGATTTTTTCATATGCGTTTTCCTCCCTAAATCAGTATGATATTTGTATTTTACCACTCCAAAACGGATAGTGGAATAGGAAATTTGAAAAAAGTTAAAATAATGCTTGACTTTTGTATATCGGTATATTAATATATGTATATACAAAAAAAGAAAGGAGATGATAAGGTGTCACCTAGAACTGGTCGACCTACCGATAATCCAAAAAAGGTTTCAATGCCAGTAAGACTTTCTGATGATGATATTCAGAGATTGGAATATTGTTCAGACAAAACAGGAAAATCAAAAGCAGAAATCATTAGAATTGGGATTGAAAAGGTCTATAACGAAATAAGAGCAACCGAAACCCTCGACAAGTAGCGGTTGCTCTTAAAGCACTCAACACACCGAAGCGGTTGATATTGTTATTATATCTCCCTTCGGTGTAATTGTAAACACCGAAAGGAGATTTTTTATGGCAGATTTGAAGATTATTGAAAATGAATTAGTTCCTGTGTATGAAACCGAAAAAGGAATTAAAGTTGTGTACGGAAAAGACTTGCATAAAAGTTTAGCAGTCAAGACCGATTTTTCCACATGGGTAAAGAGAAGATTATCAGAGTGTGATGCCGAGGAAAAAGAAGATTTTGACCTGCTCCCCAAAATTGAGGAGCAGGTAACAGGCAGTAAACACACGATTGAATACCTCATCAAACTTGACACTGCCAAAGAAATGGCAATGCTTGAACGCAACGACAAAGGGAAACAGGTTCGCAAGTATTTCATCCAAGTGGAAGAGAAATACAAGCAAACAGCAATCAACATTAATCAACTGTCCCCCGAACTGCAAATGTTTAATCAGATTTTTCAACAGGTAGCCAAAACTGAACTGGAACAGAAGAAACTTGCGGAGCGTGCCGACCAACAAGAGAAGAACATGAAAACCATCATTGATACCTTTAAAGGAACGGATTCCGATGTTGGCACAGAGAAGTGGGTAAACAGATGTATTTCAAAGATTGCCGAGAGCGATGATTTCTCTTACTCATTCGGAAATAAATATGCCGCCGCCAGAAACGAAAGCTACCGCAGATTATCAGACAGAGCTGGTTGCCGATTAGATCAACAGCTTAGAAATGCGATTTCCAGAGCCGAGGAAAGAGGTTGCACCAAGGCACAGACCAACCAGATTAACAAACTGTCCGTGATTATGCAGAATAAGCGGCTGAAAGATATTTACGTTAGTGTGATTAAAGAAATGATGATTGCATACAGAGTAGAAATCGCATAATCAGATTTTTACAGGGATACACAGGAGGAAAATAAAATGACAAAAGCTGAATTACAGAAAACAATCGACGAACTGAACGCAGATAACAACGAGTGCTTAGTGCTTCTGGATGAGTATATGTACCGCCAGAGAATCATTGAAAATCTTATCAATTTGAAAGACCTGTCAAAATTAAAGGGAATGTATCTCTTTACCAAACAGTTAATCGGGAAAGCGTGATCGTATGGCAAACAGAATCCAGTTCAATGACTTTCAGAAAAAGAGTGTGTACGCCAAGTGCAACGGAAAATGTGCGATATGCGGTAAACCTGTCAAATTCAAGAAAATGACAATCGACCACATTACGCCGTTGTCCCGGGGCGGCACCAATGATATTAAGAATCTGCAACTGGCGTGTAAGCGTTGCAACAGCATGAAGAGCAACATGACAATGGATGATATGATGGGGCAGATTTCCGAGATTTTGAAGTATAACCGCAAACAGAAGTTGATTAGAGCGTTGGGAGGAATTGTAGAATGATACCATAGTATACTGAATGATACTTTCACAGTATGTTATGATATAAAATCATAATAAGCAATTTTTAAAGCGTTTACTTTTCGGGGTAGGCGCTTTTTTGTTGCCAAAAATGAGGACAAATTTTTGAATTTTTCTCTTTATAGTATGAAACTTTAAATAAATTAAGGGGGATATATCCCCCTTTCTGAGGGTTAGCATATGGCAGAAGTATTTCTTAAAGTGGATGGGGTAGCATTGCCCTGTCCTTCTTCTTTTACATGGGGATTACAGGATATATCAGCGGCAGAATCCGGCAGAACAGATGATACGACCATGCACAAAAACAGAGTTGGACAGAAGCGAAAGCTGTCTGTAGGTTGGAATGGCCCAGATTGGGACACTGCTTGCAAAATTATACAGGCAGTAAATCCAGAGTACATACAGGTCACATATCCAGACTTGCTATCTGCAAATAAGCACGAAACCAGAACATTTTATGTTGGCGACAGGGAATCCCCTTTTAAGTGTTGGTGGATAGGCAATGAGCGCATGGAAGGACTTAGTTTTGATTTTATCGAGAGGTAAGATATGCGAAATTTATCAACGGAATTTAAAGAACAACAGAATAGTGGGAACCGTAACTATCTGAAATATGCAGATTTTACCTTTACGGACGGAAGCACATTATCCATTACCGACAAGGACTTGTGGTCTAATGGCTTCAAATTTGAGGATGCAGTATCGCAAAATGGCTCTTTTGATATTGGTGCAGCTATCGTAAATAAACTGACTTTGCAGATTAACAACTTTTCTGGAAAGTACACAGATTACATTTGGGACGGAGCGAGGGTTGTTTGCCATATCGGGCTTGAATTATCCACTGGTATTGAAAAAATACGTATCTGTACCATGACAGTAACAGATGCACCATATCAAAACACAGCGATAATCAGTTTGGCTTGCGAAGATTCCATGCGATTATTTGATCGTGATTATTCGGAAAGCAAGCTGTCCTATCCGGCAACAAGATTACAAATTATTCAAGACGCTTGCCAAGTCTGCGGAGTTACACTGCAATCTACAAGATTTGATAACGATGATTTCATAATCCAGAATCGACCAAACGATAACAGTATTACTTTCCGGCAAGTTATCGCATGGGTGGCACAAATGGGTTGCCAGTGGGCGAAAACAGATGCATACGGAAGATTGTGTATCGGATGGTATGAAAAAGAATCTAATATTCCAGCTAATATTACCTCCAAAGATACAAGTGGATTTACCCCTTGGTTATACGATCTCGAAATAACAGGAGTAAAAGTAACGGAGTATTCAAGCAATTCATCTGAAAGTAACGCTAAAACATATCAATCAGGGGATGAGGGGTACATCATAGATATTAGCGAAAATAAGCTAATACAACCGGGGACTGGACAAACGATTTGCTCAATAATTGCTGAAAGATGTGTTGGATTAAAATTTCGTCCTTTTACAACCAGCGCGCTAACCGATATTGCTTTGGAAGCAGGGGATGCTATTACAATCACTGATAGGAATGGGGAAGAACATAAGAGTTATTTAACTTCTCTTACATTGAACCCGGGAACTTTTGAACAATTAGAATGCAGTGCGAAGAGTGTTTCAAGAAACAAACAGAAGCAATATACCCTTAATCAACAGGCACAATCTGAATATAGAAAAAGCTTAAGAGATGAGCGTACTTCTAGGGAAAAAGCGCTGGAAGAATTATCACAACGCCTTGCGGAATCTTCTGGAACATACACGACAGTGGAAACACAGCCGGACGGAAGCAATATCTATTATCTTCACAACAAACCACAGCTATCCGATTCTGACATTGTATGGAAAATGACCGCAGAAGCATGGGCGGTATCTACAGATGGTGGACAACATTGGAATGGCGGTATGACGGTCGATGGTGATGTGATTGCCAGAATCCTTACGGCTACAGGTGTTAATGCTGACTGGATTAAGACGGGAGCCTTGGTGGTTCGTGATAATAGCGGAAATATTATATTTTCTGCCGATATAACTAAACATCAATTAATAATGGATGGATCCTCAATTAGGATTGGTGCATCTCCTTTGGATGGACTGTTAAACAGTATGCAGGGGCAGATCGATGGGAATATAAATACCTGGACAGGAACATCAGTACCTACATTGAGCAATTATCCGGCCAATGAATGGCTGGACGATACCGAAATGAGCAAGCATGTCGGTGACATTTACTACGATGGCGATAGCCACGCATACCGCTTTGTAAATGAAGGCAATGGATATTATTGGAAACAGCTGAAAGATACGGACGTTACAAAGGCACTGAAAGATTCTGAGGACGCATTGTCGGCAGCGAAACAGGCACAGGAAGCGGCAGCTCTCGCCAAAAACATGACATTGCAACTGAGCAATGAATACCAGGGCGTTTCTGTTGATTCTGATGGAAATTACGGCACATTTCCAAGCGATGTGATTACACATGCTGTAGTAATGTACGGGACACAAGATATTACAGATGATTGTAATTTTATAATCACAAAATCAGATAGTATAACAGGAATCTGGAACAATTCAGCAAAGACATATACGGTAACGGGGCTGTCAGCCGATGATGGTTGGGTAGATGTTAGGGCAACTTATCTTAGTGCTTTGACGGTGACCAAAAGATTTTCCATTTCAAAAATTTATGCGGGAAACGATGGAAAGAACGGTCTTCCGGGAGAACCTGGACGAGATGGAAAAACAAGTTACACCCATATTGCTTATGCCAATAGCGCAGATGGTAAAACCGATTTTTCGGTGTCTGATAGTAACCGGGAATATATCGGTATATATGTTGATTTTGAACTACAAGATAGCACTAACCCGGATGATTATGCATGGACGCTTGTAAAAGGTGCAGATGGGGCAAATGGATCTCCAGGAAAACCTGGAACAGACGGAAGAACACCATATTTCCATGTAGCTTACGCAAACAGCGCGGATGGTAAGATGGGCTTTGATGTATCTGATAGCACTGGAAAAGAATACATCGGGCAGTATACAGATTATACGGAAGCCGATAGCACTAACCCCGGTGCCTATTCATGGACAAAGATTAAGGGAGAACAAGGAGTTCCGGGTAGAACATATTTTCTTGAAAGCCCATCATATGTTATTAAGCAACGCGCGAATGGCAGTGTAGCCCCGAGCTATATTACTTTGAGTGCTTGGTATCGCGATGGAAACGCGGAAACACGAACAGCATATAAAGGTCGTTTTAAAATCGAAGAATCCGTAGATGGGGAAAATTGGAAAACGGTATATTCTTCTGCGAAAGACGAAACAAGCGTTTCACATAATTTATATACGGTATTATCAACTAAAGCGGGAGGAATTATAACAACGGCTTCTGGAAGGTCAATTGGAATTCCAAGAGATGTAAGTGCCATAAAATGTACCTTATACGCGGCGGGTGGATTTTCACAACCATTAGATTCCCAAAGTATGGCGGTTGTAATTGATGTAGATGCACTTACACATGAAGAAATATTTAACCTCTTAACCAATGATGGCGCAATTAAAGGAATTTATAAAGAGGGAAATCAGCTATATATTTCGTTCACTTACGCCAAGGGTGGCACATTAAAGCTTGGCGGTAAAAATAATGGGTATGGGATATTAGAGGTACTGAACCGCAGTGAAACTGGATGGGCTAGTAAGCTTGATCCTGACGGATTAACCATATTTAAAGATTATGTAAATGAAAATAACTATAAATGCCTTATTTTTGATTCAAGCGGAATTAAGTACGGAGTAACCGATTCAGCAGGATTACTGAATCTAGAAATGCCTCTTTTGGTTAACGATAATGGCACAATGGCCATTTTAACAAGTGATATTTATGGTTATTCTGATGATGGAAAAACAGCTTTTCAGTTTTTTAGTGGCAAAACAGTAAACTCAGGTTCCATGATAGTAAATGTTAAATCAGACTTTTATGATTCTGCTAATTTTCATAAGTCCGTTACGATGAGTGGTCTGCCGTGGAACTCTAGTGCAAGTGCAGCTGTTGTTTTTGCATCTGATATGAAAACTCTTAATGCGGCTGCTGCATCTTCGATTCGTTACAAATCAATAGGAAACGGAAAAAACATAAAAGAAGATGAACTGGAAGACCTCTACAGAATCAAGGTAATCTGGGCGAAGTACAAAGACGGATATTTATCCGAACAAGATGAACGCTATGGCAAAGAAATGCCGATGTTCATAGCTGAGGACATTGACCGCAGATTTCCATTAGCCGTTGACCATAATGAAAAAGGCAAAGCTGAAAACTGGAATTACCGTATTATAATCCCCTGCATGTTTGCCATGCTGAAAAATGACCATGAGAAAATCCTGGATCTCCAAGCGGACAACCAGGAACTGCATTCAAAACTGGATGCTTTGTCAACAGAAGTACAGGAATTAAAAGAACTTATCAACAATATTTCACGAAAGGAATGAGAATATGAGTGTAAAAACAGTACAAGCTACAGTAAATGGACAGACCGTAAGTCTAACCTATAACAGTTCTACTGGACGATATGATGGAACGATTACAGCCCCTAGTAAATCCAGCTATAATCAATCGGGACATTATTATGGGGTAACAATCAGAGCTACTGATGATGCTGGAAACGCAGAAACAGCAGATGCTAGTCATTCAACGTTAGGAAGTTCATTACAGTTAAAGGTAAGAGAAAAAGTTGCGCCGATTTCAACAATAACATACCCGACAGCCAGCGCACTGATTACAAATAACAAACCAAGCATTGTCTGGACAATAACCGATGATGATTCTGGTGTGGATCCTTCCACCATTGGTATCACCATTGATTCTGGAAGTAAAATTACGGGAAGCAGTATTTCCAAGACTACTATTTCTGGCGGTTACAGATGTACTTATACTCCTGGTACTGCCCTGTCAGACGGGAGCCATACAATTACTGTAAATGCGTCTGACTATGATGGAAATGCGGCAGCACAGAAGAGCGTTTCATTCAAAATTGATACCGTACCGCCGACACTTTCCGTTACATCACCGACAGATGGTCTTGTTACCAACCAGGCTTCCTGTACTGTTCGTGGTACAACAAACGATGCAACATCCAGCCCAGTATCTGTTACTGTCAAACTGAATAGTGGTAGCGCAGAGGCGGCAACCGTTGCTTCTGATGGCTCCTGGTCTAAGGTAATTACTCTTACTGAGGGTACCAATACCATCACCGTAGTGGCTACTGATAGTGCCGGAAAGAGTACCACTGTAACCAGAACTGTGAAACTGGACACTAAGGCTCCTGTCATCAAGTCCGTAACATTAACACCGAACCCGGTTGATACTGAAAAAACCGTTGTAATTTCTGTAGAGGTTACCGACTGATAAAGGTGGTGGAAACATGGTAGTAGCATTAAGGGGTACTATCAATGGAAACATTATCTCATTCGCAAGGGCACAAGGGGATAGATGGGAAGCCATCATCCCCAAAAGCCTTAACGGCGCTTATGTAGTTGACATGTCCGCTGTTGATGAAGCTGGAAATACCGCATATATAGCAAGATACATTATTACCATAGATATATCTTCTATGTGTGTTCACATTGAGCCGTGTCCGTATTATGAAGAGTTATTAGAGCCACAGTATCGGGCGGTTTTAGAAAAATCCGAGTATTATGCAGAGTTAATAGGAGGTTGTAATTGTGAATGTGGATTTTGAATTCGGGGAAAAGAAACATATAAAATTGCGAATATGTTCCTGTAAGGGCACCGATTTTATAATTGAAAGATCTTCCTATGAATTAATTTGCAAAGGAACACAAGAGGTTGAAGACAGTGGGGGAGCAGTAATACAAGGACATATTCTTGATGTGGTTATTCAACCACAGAAAAAAGGTAGATATAAGCTTCGGGTTATGTATGAGATCCTGGACGAGAAGCTGATCACAGAAGTGGAAGTGATGGTGAAGTGATATGGCGAATATTTTAATCAGCGATGTAAAAATGACACCGAACCCGGTCACCGCCAGAGCAAGCTTCGTCCTGTCCGTGAAGATCATCGACAAAGTATACGCACTGGCCACAAAGGACGGCAAGTGCCTGATGACAAAGAATAATAAAGTAATTGAAAAAATTCCAAGAAAGGATTGATGAAAAATGTCTGAATCTATACCAAGTACACTAATATCAGCTCTCCCAGCAGCTACCAAAGTGTCTGATACGGATATCGTGGTATTGGAGAATGGCTCTACAACCCAGAAGATTACTATAGCGCAGTTGAAAGAGGCGCTAGGGATTAATGCACTAAACACGAATTTTAAATTCTACAGTTCCTTATCTCAAATTGGATTAACAGCAGCTGCAACATGGGATCAGATACTTACTAAATTAACTGATGGTACTGGAATGAAATTTGCTGCATGGAAATCAGACTATCCTAATTTATCAAATCCATGCACAAGTAATAGGCAATTAATAACTGTTTGCAGATCATATTCAGGTTATTCTACTATAGAAGTGTGGGATATTGATAATAACGTTCGCCACTTTACAGCGCATAATGGAGATAACTATAGACCTTGGAAATCATACTAAAACCACGTTACACTCTATGTTTTTAATGCTGTTGACAATCAGCTGCATTTACGTTTCTTTGTATATAATCTGCAAGTATCAACAAATGTTGCCCAATCACTACTGTATTGCCATCTAACTGTATATGTTCAAGATGAAATTGCAAATTCTGGAAAGCTTAATTGAGCATAATAAGCAATACTTGGACATCTTGTTGAATTGGACTATATACTTTTATTTTCCCAGTAGTATTTGTGTCTCTTGCAACAACGCAACCAGCTATATTAGAACTTGCACCAATAAGAACGGGAAATGATATTTTATGTTCTGGCAGGTTTGGAAATGTATATTCTCTAACCACTCCTGCTGAACATGTTAAAAGTTCATGCGTATACTTCGTGTTTTGCGACCTTCTTTCCTCTGGATGCTACAATAAAGCAGAAGGAGGAATAAAGGTTATGGATATACGAAATACGATTATTAACAATGTATTGCTGGCGGTGCAATCTTTATTAGATGATCAGCAGCTCCAGGCAGTACAGGATGCGCTCTGTATTCAACTGAACAGTTACGAAGTGCAGGAGAGAAGTACAGAACTAACGGTAGTGGACAACACTCCAGACAGTATGCTGGCAAAATATATAGCTACCAAGAGAGTAGAAGGAAAGGCAGAATCCACAATTCGGCGTTACTACGATGCGTGTTACATGATGATACACACTCTATATAAGCCACTGCATGAGATTACTACCTACGATCTCAGATACTACCTGGCCGCATACAAGGAGCGCCGGAAGGTAAGCAATCGTACCTTGGACGGAATCCGCCGATGTTTCAGTAGTTTCTTTTCCTGGCTCTCTGCCGAGGGCATGATCGGAAGAAACCCATGTGCAGCACTGTCCCAGATTAAGTACACGAAGGTAGTGAAAAAGCCCTATACCGCACCAGAAATGGAGCGACTAAAACAGGTCTGTACAACACTTCGGGATCTGGCGCTGATAGAATTTCTTTATGCTTCTGGCTGCAGGGTATCAGAAGTGGTAAGGCTCAATCGAAACGATATAAATTTTCAGACACAGGATGCAGTAGTCCTGGGAAAAGGAAACAAGGAGCGGAGAATCTACCTCACCCCTGTGGCGCTTATGCATTTGCAGGATTACCTGAATACACGAACGGACACAGATCCGTGCCTGTTTGCAAGTGTGAGAGTACCAGTGCGGAGGTTATCAAAAGCGGGGATTGAAAGAGCATTAAAGAAGTTAGGGAAGGCTGCCAAGGTTACAAACGTACACCCTCACAGGTACCGGAGAACTTTGGCGACCAACCTTCTTGATCGTGGGGCCAACATCCAGGATGTGGCAGCAGTCCTGGGACATGCTGATCTGAAGACCACTCAGGTATATTGCTATATCAGCCAGAGCAACGTGAGAGCATCATATAATAAGTACGCAGCGTAGCATATAAGCTCAAATTCACTCCGGGGACACCTCCGGAGCTGTTGTCATGTCTGGCGATGAAATTAGCAGGAGATGGCTTATCTGCTGAAGAAAGCAGCTAAACACGAAGATATCAGTTACCGGAACTTTTACAGATGAATGGTATATTGGAATAAATGTGTATGGCATGGGGCTTGCAGTAGAAATTCCAAGGCATAATGAAAATTTACAATTATCTGCAATATCGGCAAAGGTATTCAATAATGGTGGATGGTATAATTCAAGTGTTCTTTCGATTGGAAGATGTACTAATCGCTGGAGGATAATTTTAAATGCAAATTCAAGCATGAATTTAGAAAACGGAAAAGCATATCTTATTTCACTTAGTGGAGCGATTTCCTGAAATCACGCGCCAAAAGCAAGTGCTGTAAAACTAACAACTCCGTTAAAAGCAGAACCGTCAGCATTTCTAATTTCCATGTACGATGTCGTACCATCGTTGTAAAAGCCACTAAATATCCTGCCATTAGGAACTGTAATATCTTCAGCTATTACTAGATATAAACTGTTTAGCCCAAAAGAAGCAGCAGTCATTGTAATGTAGTTTTTATTTGCTTCCGTGTATACATTTGAAAAAGATTTAACTACAATTTTGCATGGAATCTTCGTGTTTATTCGACTAATTATTTTCATTTGAGCGCCTGAAATTCAGATGTTGAAATGAAGTTAATTAATAATGCACATATATGAAAGGAGAACACACATGAATATTAATACCTCATTAATCAGCAACAACAACAGCTACGCAGGACAAACGCCTCGGTATATTGTCATCCACAATACAGATAATACAGCCAAAACAGCAGATGCCAAGGCACACGCCACCGCACAGCACAACGGCAATTTTCATGGTTATTCAGCCCACGTATTCGTTGACGATAAGTCAGCATACCAAGCCTTGCCGTACAATCGTGGAGCATGGCATGTTGGAGTAAATTATGGCGGCAAGCTTTTTGGAACTGTAAACAATCACAACTCTATTGGAATTGAAATGTGCATGAATGCTGGTTACAACTACGAAAAGGCATTCCAAAATACCGTTGATGTATGTAAGCAGCTTATGAAGAAATACGGAATCCCAGCAAGCCGAGTAGTGCAGCACTACGATGTTTGCGCTAAGAATTGTCCTTCCGTTATCCGTGGAAAGGGTGACTGGAATAGATTTAAGAAGCTTATTTCCAGTGAAACCGTGACAGTTCCAACCACAAAGCCGACAGTAAAGATTGACAAGTATTACCGTGTCCGCAAGACCTGGAAGGATTCCAAGAGCCAGATCGGGGCGTACAAGTCACTCAAAAATGCAAAGAAAGCTTGCAAAGCCGGTTATTCTGTTTTTGATTGGAATGGAAAAGCTGTGTATTCCGTGACTGCAAAGAAAAGTGTAGCCAAGGTAGCAAAAGAGGTAATTAACGGCGAGTGGGGGAACGGACAAGATAGACGAGACCGCCTGGAAGCTGCCGGCTACAACTACGCAGAAGTGCAGAAAAAAGTCAACGAATTACTGAAATAATAACACTCCCGGGGTTTTCCCGGGAGCTACTTAAATGTTGTATATTCTTCAAATTCGTTTTTTATTTTTGCAAAGTCTTTTCTTCTGATAGGCACAGTATCCCCAGAAAACATAAGGAACGAAGTGTTTATTTCTTTTACCTCATCCATGTTTATTAAGTAGCTCTGGTGGCACCTCAAGAATCTGGAATCCAGTAATTCTTCAATATCAGACAGTTTACATCGTTCCGTATAAACTATACCGCAAGTGCAGTGAATAATGATGTATTTGTTTCGGCTCTCAATATATTCGATATTTTGAAATTCCACCCGATGAATAAAGTCTTTTCCTTTTATCATAAGAGTGCTTTTGCTGATATGTTCCAGAGCATGATTGAAAGCAGTATACATTCTGCCATTTTCAGATCCTTTTATAATATAGTGAATTGGGAGTAAATCAAGAGCTTCAAAAACATACTCTTTGTGGGCTGTCCAGAAAATAATATTTCCATTATAGCCATTTAATCTCAATTCCTTTGCGACTTCAATTCCATTTTCTTCTTTCAAAACGATATCCAAAACCACAATATCATACCACTCGCCATCTGCCACATCATCAATAAGCGGCTGCCCTTTATCATACGGAGTAATCAATGCTTTTATATCACCATTTCGTTTGAGAAAATTATTAATCCGATGCATAAATATATCAATCTGGATTTCGCTATCATCACATATTGCAATTCTCATTCAAATCATCTCTTTTCACGTAAAATTCGCCACCAGAGGTGCTAATTTCGCCATTTCCTGTGTGATTGTATATTTTTTGATACAATGTTATTGTAATACATTAAGATGATAGTGTAAAGGGGATGGATTCATGGAGAAACATAAAAAAATCATAATTGTGTTTATACTGATATTCGTGCAGGCGTTCTTGATTCAATACGTTTACTTCCGCCTGGATCGTAGTATTATCTTTGGGAGGAATAAAACTATCGAAACTGCAAAAGCAGAGGTAAAACAGGTTGTTCATGAACGCTATAAATCCCTCGCAGACAAGCATCCAGCCCCTTTATTTCTATCTATTATTATTACGATTTGGAAAAGCAAAAATCACAATATTTACACAAAAAAACTTATAATTCATAGAAAAATCAGAATAAATCAGTTTGCCAGGAAAGATTTAAGCGGAAACAATTCTATCCCAGTATATGGTTATAAAAACATGATATAATTTAATAAATAAGAACAAATGTTTGGAATATTGGGAGGGATTTACGTGGATTACAAGAAAGAAATTATTGAGATGATACAAGAGATACATAGTGAAAAGATATTAAATCTTATCTATTGGTTTGTTAAAAGAGGATACAAAGAAGAAAGGGCGGGAAGATAATTCCCACCCTCAGAACCTAGAAAATAAACTTTTCAAAGAAATCACACAACAAATCTTTTTTATCGGGCGACAGTTTATCGTATTCAAGAATAATTTTCATGAATCGTGGATCTGTTAGCCCGATTTTCATTGATACATCTGAATATTCTGCATCAATTTCCTTTTCCTCTTTTAAATCCGTTAAATCAGACATTCCAATTCGGAAATAATCTGCTAATGCTCTGATTTTTCCTGTTCCTGGCATTGAATTGCCTTTGCACCACATGTTAAATGTGGAAGGGTTAGTTCCTACTGCTTCGGCAACTTCTTTTTGCTGTTTGCCACTTAATGAAATATACTTGTTGAGATTGTTTGAAAAGATTTTTTTCTGTTCTTCATCTGTCATCATGGTGTTCCTCCTCCTTACATATTGTATTGTACATCATACTAATAAAAAATTCAAGTATAAATTCAAAATAATTGAATTTTAGTGTTGACAATTCAATTAAAATGAATTACAATAAGACCATCAGTTAAGAAAGGAGATGAGCAAATGCCAAAGATTTCATTAGAAGCAGTTCGCGTGAACGCTGGATATAACCAGAAAGAATGGGCTGAAATGTTCGGTATTTCCAATAGTACAGTTGTTAACTGGGAAAAAGGAAAGACAGAACCAACATTATCACAACTTAGAAAAATGAGTGAACTTTCTGGGATTCCTATGGACTTTATTTTTGTGCCCAATAGATTCAATTAAATTGAGTTGAAAATTTATTAAGAAAGGAATTGCATGAAAAAATCAAAAATTGAAATTCGTCAAGTAGATGGCGAATGTGGAATATTTACAGAAATCCTTGTGGACGGTCACAAACTCGAAGGGGTAAGAAGCTTTGAGCTGAAACAGGGAGTTGGAGATTCAGAACCTATACTTTCCATTGATCTGAATGCTTTTGATTTATCTACAGATTTACAATTTTTGAAAGTTAATCAAAATGGAGTAGGTGAAATTGAGGGTATAAAATTTAAAGATAATCCACGGATGATGACTTTTTCACTAGAGTAAGGCTCCCATTTTTCAGAGAGCCAAACAGAATTATTTTGAAGCTTTTAAAATGGAACATTGTTTCGGATTTGAACAACATCCAGTTTTGCTTGCATAATTACACTTAATTCGACCTATTGTGTAATTAGGCGTCAAATCATCCAATGATCCAGTATTAATGAGAGAAGCTTCAATGGAATAATTTTTGTTCTGCTTATCGCAGAAACCATTAAATACCAATAATCATCACCTCCCCTCTTATAGGGAGTATAACACAAGAAAGGAGGAAAATCATAGACGATTTAGTTTATCTTCAGAATGAAGAAGCTGTCTGTGATAGTTTACAGGTGGCTGAGAAATTTGGGAAAAGACATGACAAACTCATTTCCGAAATTGAAAGAATGTATTCTGATTTGATTGGAAAAGGGTGTGCTCAAAATGGTGGAGACCCCTTATTTATTAAAAGCAGTTATGTACATCCTCAAAATAAACAGACTTATCCATTTTATATAATGAATAGGGATGGATTTTCTTTACTGGTAATGGGATTTACAGGGAAAGAAGCCCTTGAATGGAAATTACAGTACATAAAAGCTTTTAACCAGATGGAGAATTTCATTCGTGAGAAATCAACCCAGGTTTGGGTTGAAACCAGAAAGGCCGGGAAACTTACCAGAAAGGCAGAAACAGATACCATTCAGAAACTTGTTGAATACGCCAAAGTACAGGGAAGCAGTCATGCAGAAATGCTTTACATGACATATTCCAAATTAGCAAACAAGATGGCTGGAATCAATAAGAGAGATGAAGCTACGGTAATGCAACTCAACAACCTGTCCTTGATGGAAAATATTATCTTACATGAAATTGATCTCGGAATCATGCAAGGAAAACATTATAAGGAAATATACAAAGACTGCAAGAAGAGATTGGAGACAGTTAAAGATTTGGCTTATCTGGAAGCGGTTTGAGAGGAAAATTCATAAGGAGGGGCGAATATGAGTAATACATATAACGTTCTTTGCGCTATTTTGAAAGAGCTCCAAGCTATTCATAATATCCTGGAGCCCTCTAAAAAGAAACGTATTTTTGAAACTAATATTGATGGGAAAAGTATTTCAAAATGCGTTTCTGATGGAATTACTTCTGCTGTTCAGAAATCCATTCGTGATACTGACGTAGAAGATTAACGGCAATCGAGGTAGATAATACAGTAATGGCAGTTACAAAATTATCTGTATTTTCGATCGTGCTAACTGTTGGGGTGATTAGTTTTTCCATGTCAACAGTTTTTAAAAAATCATCAAAGCTTTTCAAATTAACACCTCCTTCCTAAAGGAGATTATATCACAGAAAGGAGACTAATGAACGAATTACAGATTTTTAATTCGCCAGAGTTCGGAGATATTCGGACAATAACTATTGATAATGAACCTTGGTTTTGCATGATTGATATATGCAAAGCATTAGAAATTTCAAATCCGAGCCAGGCAAAGACAAGGTTAAATGCAGATGGGGTCATTACAAATGAGGTCATTGATGGTATCGGGAGAAAGCAGAATGCTAACTTTGTAAATGAACCCAATATGTATAAATTGATTTTCCAGAGCAGAAAAGAATCTGCCGAAAGGTTTACAGACTGGGTGACAAGTAAAGTTCTCCCAGAAATTCGAAAGACAGGTTCCTACAGAAAACCATTGACGGTTGCCGAACAAATTCAGATTCTTGCCCAGGGCACAGCAGATCATGAGGAAAGAATCGAAAAACTTGAAAATACAATGACAATTGACTACGGTCAGCAAAAATATCTTGGGGATCTGGTTTCGCTAGTGGTTATTGAAGCGTTGGGCGGAAAGAAATCTAATGCCTATTCAGAAATCGGAAAGAAAGTATTCGCAGAATGTAATCGAGATGTGAAATCTTATTTCGGTGTAAACGCAAGAAACAACATTCCAAAATTAAGATATGAGGAAGCTGTGAAGTACATCAAGGGATGGCAACCGTGTACAAATACAAAAATGCAGATTCGCGATTGCAATTATGATATTAATTCAGAAAGAAAATGAGGGTAAAACAGTGAAAGATATTAAAAGCTACGAATTTTATGGAGATAATCCAGAAATTTTTCATTCTCTTGTAGGTTTTGAAATTGCAGATATTTTGTTCACACATACCAAAGAAGAAAATGAGAATGTAGTTGTTGTGAAGTGTGCAAATAAGCAACATGTTGAAATTGATCTTCTCTTTAAAGAAGATGGAATATTTGTTACTGAACCATTTGCGGTGGATGAAGATCTTACAATTATTGAATAGGGGAGGTGAACAAAGAATGTTAGCAGATGATTACGTTGCTGAAAGGTTATACGATTATGATTCTAAAATGTATCAGTTATATCGCCGCAAAAACGGACAGAAGGCAAGCGACCTTGTAGAGAAAGTAAAAAATGAAATTGCCGAATGCGGTCTGTCCGCTACTGAAGCGAAAGGCTTTTTAGAGTACATGAAGATTGTTATTGACGCTCAGTCACATCTTCCCATTCAGAAATAACGGAAGTTTTTATGGTTTCTGCTCCGGGAACATTACCATCATCAATCTCATTTGCGGCATGAAGCATTGAAATTATTTTATGAGAATAAGGATGTTCCTTTCCGCAATTTGGGCACACAACCTTGTCTGTACTTATTCTTTCACTTATATAGTAATCACAATGACAAGTACAGGAAACTTTTAATTTGAGAAACATTTTAACACACCTCCTTTCTGAACACATTATACCATTCAGAGGGAGATAATAAAAGAAAATAGGGAGGAAAAACAATGATTAAATTTGAAAACGGCTTAGTTAATATTTCTGGTAAAGGGATTGATATTCTTTCAGAGTATGCAGTTATCACCCATGAAATTAAAGAGATGTTCGCAAAAAATGGTGGAGAAGAGAAAGAAATAAAAGAGCAGCTTAGACATTCATTTGAGTATGGCCTTATGAACGAGGAAGAACTTGATAAAGAAATCAAGGAAACTTCCAAACAGATAGATGCAATTATTCCGTTTATTTCGCATCTGAAAGAAATGCTTAAAAAATTTGGAGCAAAAGATAAGGAGGACTAATCATGGGAGAAACTAAGAGCACAGATTATATTCCAGAGAACGCCAATGAAGAATATGCACTTCTGGTTGGAAGATTAAAGGCATTTGAAGCTTGGGCGAATAGCGTGAAAGATTATGATTTCACAAAGGACATGGCATTTAGAATGCTTGGGCTTGATGTAGAAGAATCGAAGGAGGAAAAGGAAAAATGAAATGTTTTAAAGGCTTTGACAAAGATTTAAAGTGTAGAGATTTCCAGTATGAAATTGGAAAAGAATACACAGAAGAAAAAGCAAACATTTGTAGTTATGGATTCCATGCTTGCGAATACCCGATGGATGTATTTAATTATTATCCTCCTTCAGATTCCAGATATTGTGAAGTTGATCTTGAAGTGAACGATCAGAAATCACATGATGATAGTAAGAGAGTTGGGAAGAAAATTTCCGTGAAAGCAGAAATTGGAATTGCCGGAATTATCAAAGCTGGCGTTGAATACATCAAAGAGCAAGTTAATTGGGAAGATGATAAGGCAACCAATACCGGAGATCGGTCAGCGGCAACCAATACCGGATATCGGTCAGCGGCAACCAATACCGGATATTATTCAGCGGCAACCAATATCGGAAATAAGTCAGCGGCAACCAATACCGGAGATTATTCAGTGGCAACCAATACCGGAAATAAGTCAGCGGCAACCAATACCGGATATTATTCAGCGGCAACCAATATCGGAAATAAGTCAGCGGCAACCAATACCGGAGATTATTCAGTGGCAACCAATACCGGAAATAAGTCAGCGGCAACCAATACCGGATATTATTCAGCGGCAACCAATATCGGAAATAAGTCAGCGGCAACCAATACCGGAGATTATTCAGTGGCAACCAATACCGGAGATTATTCAGCGGCAACCAATACCGGAAATAAGTCAGCGGCAACCAATACCGGAGATTATTCAGCGGCAACCAATACCGGATATCGGTCAGCGGCAACCAATACCGGATATTATTCAGCGGCAACCAATATCGGATATTATTCAGCGGCAACCAATACCGGAAATAAGTCAGCGGCAACCAATACCGGAGATTATTCAGCGGCAACCAATACCGGATATCGGTCAGCGGCAACCAATACCGGATATTATTCAGCGGCAACCAATACCGGATATTATTCAGCGGCAACCAATACCGGAGATTATTCAGCGGCAACCAATACCGGAAATAAGTCAGCGGCAACCAATACCGGAGATTATTCAGCGGCAATTGTCGAAGGAAAAGAAAGCATTGCGTTAGCTACAGGAATTAAATCAAAAGCTAAGGGAAAAATCGGATGTTTTATTGTTCTGACTGAGTGGAAAGAAATTAATAATGAATATCATATTGTAGATATTAAATCAGCAAAAGTAGATGGAGAAAACATTAAAGAAGATACTTTCTATATGTTGAAAGACGGAAAATTTGTAGAAGTAGATTAAGTTGCCCTGGAAGGTGCGGTCACACCAACCAGGACGGTATCTAACTAAGAACGAGTTAGTTAAATACAGGATTATTATAACACAACCTCCTGTATTTGACAAACAAAAATATAACAGGAGGACTTTTTATGCAAAAAAATGGCGAAAATCAGCCACTTTCCAGTGAAATCATTGCTGATCTGGAAGAAAAGCTGATGGCAAGAAATGTAATTATCGCTATTCTGGCAACTGCGCTTGTAGTAACCACATCCAGAAGAAAGTGAGGAGAAAATGAAAGAGGTGGTAAAGATAACGGAAGAAATACTTGCTGGAATCGGATTACAAGTAGTGGTATTTACAACATTATGGTTCCTGACGACAATGGATATTTTAAATATTCTGTTTTTAATGTCTCTTATCCATATAACAGTGTTTCTTCCTATGTTAATAAAAATGGAGGAAAAGTAAATGCAAAGATTAAATAAAGTAAAATTATCCGGCAGAGCCGGGGAAATAGTATTTAGCCACGAACATTACGGAAGATACTATTACAAATTCATGCTGACAGTTATTCGCAAAAGTGGTGCAGTAGATATGTTCCCAATCGTTATAGAAGATTCCATTGTACGAGACAATAATTATAACGGAAAAGAAGTTGTGGTAACAGGTGTAATCAGAAGCATGGACACTTCTAAAAATCCAAATAAGCACCACAATGCTAATTATATCGCAGCTGACGAGGTGGAAATCCTGGAAGAACAAGTTCCGGAGGGCGATATAAACGAAGTAGAGTTTATTGCCAGAAGTTGCACGAAAGAGCCATATGCAAAACTTACATCAGTAACGCACAGAAAAGTTTCAAATCTTTTTGTAGCAATTCCAAGAGAGTATTCAGAAAGAGCGGATTTTATTCGCTGTACTTTATGGGGAAAAGGTGCTGATCTGGCGGTAGAGGTTAAAAGAAATGATTACATTAAAGTATCTGGCAGATTAATGAGCCGTGATGTTTATGTTAATGGGGAAGAAACGGAAACAGTATATGAGATTTCCGTAAAAGAAATGGAGAAATTGGAGGATGAAGAATAATAAGAATGAAGTTCAGATATTTGGCGTAATAATGGATATTCAGCCAGGAACGTTTTTCAAGGACGGAGAAAAATTCGTAAGATTCTATATTGGTGCAAAGCGTACCAGCGGGAACGTAGATTTACTTCCGGTAATTGTTGAAGAAAAGCAGACGGAGGGCTTAAAGATTGGAAAATACGTCTACGTTGAAGGGAGATACAGTTCTTCAAACAAACATGAAAGTGGAAAGTCACATTTGATTCTTGAAATCAAAGCGGAAACAATCTGGTGTGGAGATGGTGATGGGAGCGCAGAAGGTGAAAACAAAATCATTCTGGAAGGTTATCTTTGCAAGCCGCCTATTTACCGCAAAACACCAATAGGAAAAGAAATCTGTGATTTGATGATTGCTTGCAACGAATATGACTTGCGAAGAACAGATTATATTCCGTGCTTAGCATGGTTGAAAGAAGCCAGAGAAGCTGCTGATTTCAAGGTTGGAGATTTCGTAAAAATAATCGGAAGAATCCAGAGCCGGATTTATCATAAAAAATTATCTAGTGATGAAGTAGAGATCAGAACCGCATATGAGGTATCAATAGGGAGGATAATCGAGCATGAAAGTGGAAGTGAAAAAAATTTACTTGGAGAATTACAAAAAGTTTCCGAGTAAGTCTGTAGATTTGTTTCCAAGAACAGAGATTTCCGGCAGAAACAGAGAAGGAAAATCCACATTAAAGGACGCATATTTGGATGTTCTGACAGGAAAGATGGCAAATGGTACAGAACCGACTTCTATCCGCAGAAAAGAAAATGGATTGGAAGTGCCAAAGGTTGATGTTGTAAGGGAGCTTACACTTGCGATTGATGGGAAAGAAAAAGTGATCCGCAAAATCACAAAGCAGAAGTGGAGAAAACCAAGAGGACAGTCCGAAGAGGTATTCGATGGAAATGAAACTTCTTATGAAATTGACGGATTCCCGGCTAAATCAAAGGATTATACCGAGTTCATCCAGTCAATAGCAGAGCCTTCAACACTTCTGATGTGCAGTAATCCAAAACCATTTCTGAATACATTACAGAAGTCAACAGCAGAATCCAGGAAGGTACTGGAAAAGATGTCTGGTTTCGATATTGCTCAGTTTATGGAAGAGAATCCACAGTACGCTCATGTGGAAGAAATCACAAAGGGGCATTCCGTAGAAGATACATTGAAGAAGCTCCGAAAAGAACTGAATGCACAAAAGAAAAAGGTGGATGCCAAAAACACGGAGATTGCATATGAAACCAATCGAAGCGTTGAAGAAGAAGATACTTCTTCCCTGGAATCCAAAAAACAGGAGCTTAATGCGGAGCTTTCCAAACTGGAAGAACAGGAACAGATTCTTGAAGATTCAGCAAAAGGTTATGATGGCCTTACATATGAAATACGTGGTTTGAAATCTTCCAAGGATGGACTTGTTAGCAAGGCGAATGAATGGTTAAGAGCGAGACAAAAATTCATTTCTGATACAGTTTCCAAACTTAGGTTAAAAAATTCAGAAAAGGAATCAAGCATTCGTATTATTGGAATGGAACTAGACAACCACATAAGGGAAGCAAAACAGGAAAAAGCTGACTTGGATAGAGCCAGACAGGACTATCCGAGAATCAAGGAAATGGAGTGGGATGATTCTGGACTGAAAGCTATTGAAGCCGAAACATTCAATGATTCTGATACTATTTGCCCGACCTGCGGGCAGGAACTTCCAGAAGAACAGATTTCCGAATTGAGAGCTTCCTTTGAAGAAAAGAAGAAAGCCAGAATTGAAGCACAGTTGAAAGTAAAAGAATCCTTTGAATCGGAGAAGCAGAACAATCTTAAATATGTCTGCGACCTTGGAAATACTTCCGCTGCAAAATTAAAGAAAACTAACGATGAAATCAACAAATTACAGTCAAAAATCAATGTGGCACAGGAAGAAGTTGCTGAACTTACTAAGCAGATTGAGGAAGAACAGTCCAAATTTACGGAGCTTCCAGAATCTGTAGATATGTCAAATGACGAAGAATATCTTGCGGTTACAGCGAGAATTGCAGAACTTGAAGAGAAACTGAAATCATTTGATGATGTTCCTGGAAAGAAACAGGAATTAAGAATGCAGATCAGCAATGTTATGAAACAGATTTCCAATGTGGATGCAGACATTAAGATTGCACAGGCAGCAGTCACGGAGAAAGAAAAGCGAGTAGCCGAACTGAACGAGGAACTGAAAAGCCTTGGACAGGTACAAGCTGATATTGAAAAGAACATTGATACCGTTCTTAACTTCTCAATTCAGAAAAATAAGGCACTGGCTGAGAAAATCAATCCATTTTTCCATCATTTCCAGTTCAGTTTCCTTGATTACACGATTGAGGGAAATCCAGTGGAAACTTGCAAGATAATCTGTAATGGAATCGACTACAATAGCGGATTAAATCATTCCGACAAAATTCTTTGCGAGGTTGATTTACTGAATGGATTACAGGAAATGAATGGGCTGAATCTGCCGGTTTGGATTGACGATAGCGAATCCGTAAATGTCGAGCGACTTCCTTTATTGGACAGACAGATGATTGTGCTTAGAGTGACGGACGGAGATTTGACGGCGAAAGAGCTTTAAAAAAAGAAAGGAACAGCCAGTAACTTGTTTGGCGACAGACTGGCTGCTCCATATGAAATATAGAACAAACTATATTTATTATTAGAATAACAGAAATAATTGGCTTAATCAAGTCACAGGTGATTTTGCACCTGGAATGTGAGGAGGATATTTCACTCACAAGAACCTATGTAAAACCGAATATTGGAAATTGAGGTTTGAGATATCTGCAAACCTACATAGGTACAAAACATACAATCACGCAACAGCGTGTTAGCAAATATAAAAAAGAAAAGGAGAATCATTATGGCAAGTAAAACACAGTTAGCAACAACAGGAGAACAGCAAGCTTCATTGGTAATCAACAATTCATTCATTGATGGGTTGACAAAACAGTTAGAGGAAAAAACCAAATATGGACTTTCTTTTCCGAAAGACTACAACCTCAGCAATGCACTGATGGGAGCGTATTTAACTCTGAAAGAGACAAAAGATAAAAATAATAAACCAATTCTGGAAGCTTGTAGCCAGATCAGCATTGCAAACAGCCTTATGAACATGGCAACACTTGGTCTTTCGGTGCAGAAAAAGCAGGGCTATTTTATTAGTTATGGCAGTCAATGCCAGTTCCAGAGGTCTTACTTCGGAAACATTACAATAGCCAGAAGATACGGAATGAAAGATATTCACGCCGAGATCATCTACCAAGGAGATAAGTTCAAATACCACATTGAAGATGGAAACAAGGTACTGGATTCCCACGAACAGGATTTTATGAATATTGATAATGATAAAATTCTTGGCGCATATGCAGTAGTTCAGATGGAAGATGGTTCAAAACACTTGGAAGTTATGAATATGAAGCAGATCAAACAATCTTGGTCACAGGGATATGGGTACAAAGAAAACGGAAATGGAACGCATCAGAAATTCACTGACCAGATGGCAAAGAAAACAGTTATCAATCGTGCATTAAAGCAGATCATCAACAGCCACGGTGATGTTTTTGTACAGGAAGCTGACGAGAATACAGAGGATATTCCAAAACAGGATGTTATTGAACAAGACGTTGCTTATGAAATTAGTGAGAACGCAAACACAGAAGAATTCATTCCACAGCCAGAAGCAATCGAAGAAAAGCCAAAGCAGCCAACCGTAGCCGAAACTGTAAAGACAGCAGAGAAAGAACCAGTTCCGGCAGCAGAGCCAGTGGAAACAGAAATTCCGTCATTTATGAGCCAGGAGGAAATGTAGGATGGAAACTTCCACAATTGTGCTTATTATTTTGCTTTCAATAGCACTTTTGGGATGGATAGTAACTTTTATTCGAGAAAATGGATACAATCGAACCAATTTAAATATTCTTTTAAATGTTATTATATTTGTGGTACTCATTATAATCCGACTTACAATGTAAAAGGAGAGCCAAAATGAAGCATAAATGTATTAAGACAGCAGTATTAATCACAGGGGTTACAGCAATCACAATGTTTAGCGGTTGTTCTTCCTGTAGCAGATCATTAAAATCACTGTCTAGTGATATTGACGGTGGTCTGAACCGTACCGTAACTGTTTACGATTACAACGGTGGTAAAATCAAGTCCTGGTCTGGAAAGTTTGATGTTTCCGAATCGGAGAATGAAGTTTACTTTGACGATTCGGACGGAAAGAGAGTTATTATCCACGGCGGTATTGTTGTGAATGAGGAAAACTGATTTAAAGGAATATTCGGAAAGCGAGGTGATGAAAATGCTTATGCGAGTAGTAAACACAGGGAGCCAACCCGGAAACTGCTATGTTTTGAAATCGAACAGTGGAGAAATGCTTCTTCTGGACTGCGGATGCAGATACAAAGACATTTTAAAATCTATTGATTACAGAACAAGTGATGTTTCCGGCGTACTTCTGACGCATGAACACGGTGATCACCGTGAATCATTTAAAAATCTAATGAATTTAGGAATCCAGATTTACACCAACGATGAAACTGTAGAACATCTGCAAATCATCACTGGTGAGCTGATGAAAGGCGTTCCAGAAAAAAGACCGTTTCGGGTTGGTTCATTTACGGTAATACCATTTTATTTGCCGCATACCACAAGAGATAAGGACACAAGACAACTTATTCCTTGTTTCAATTATGGGTATCTCATAGAACATGAAGAAATGGGAAAACTGTTGTACATGACAGACTTTGAGTTTTGCCGATACAATTTCAAAGCAATGCGACTGAACCACTTAGTTATTGAGTGCAACTATTGTGGAGAATTGGTTGACAAAACAGCCGAAAATTACACGCACAGGCTTAAAGGGCATTGTTCCTTAGATACTTGCAAAAACCTAGTAAATACGAATCATACGGCGGCACTACGGACGGTAACGTTGGTGCATTTGAGTAATGAAGCAGCTGATCCGGAACAGATTTTGAAGGAGATAAAAGAAGCGGTGGTTTGGGATGATGCGCTGGTGCAGATTGCCAGACCTGGACTTGAAGTTAATTTGGATTTATGTCCGTTTTGAAAGGAGAAAATTAATGAGCGTATTCAGTGTACCAGTAACGATTGGTGTTAATGAGGAAGAAATTGCCAAGGAAATCCGTAAAAATGTTGAGGACAGGGTAGTTGAAAAAATTACTAAAGAAATCAAAGGAGTTATTTATAAAAAAGAGTTATATGGTAGTAGAGAAACCAATGAGCCGCTGTGTAGGATGATACATTCTCATATTTCCGAGATACTAGAAAAGAATGAAAGCGTGATCGTACAGGAAGCGGCAAAAGCCTTGGCAGATAAGATGATTAAAACCAAGGCTGTGAAAGAAGCGATAAAAGAAACTGTCGAGAAAGTTAAGGAGGATTAACCAATGAAAATCTTCTTAAAAACACTTAACAAACTGAAAAAGCCAGAACCTTCCGAACAGGAATGTAAGTACGACAAAGGTTGGAATGACGCAATCAAGAAAGTTGAAGAACTGATCTGTTCCTACAGTCCTGCGGATATGTGGATTCCAACAGATGTGAAGTTACCGCCAGAGCCAGATGTGAGAGAAAGCCCAGAAGATAAGATAAAATACAACGTTACCATAAAAGACGCCGAGTTACCAACAACCCTTACATATTTAGGCGGTGGAAGATGGGGCATGGTAGAAGAACACGGAATTGCATATTACCCAGTCATTGCATGGCAACCAATGCCACCAGTATACAAACCAGGGAGGTAACACCATTGGAAATAACAATCGGAATCGGCACAGATGAAATTAAAGAAATCATCATGGAGCATATCAAAACAAAAGGATTCAACGTAACAGAAGATGATATTTCCTTTGTTATCGGGAAAGAAGAAACTGTAACAGGAAATACAAAGAAAATCAAACACGCACTTATTAGATGCGACATTCAGATTGAGAGGTGATTGTATGGGATTTAATGTAGTTGTATTATCCGGGCGGCTGACAGCTGACCCGGAAATACGAATGGGAACTAACGACACTAAGATTGCCAGATACACATTGGCGGTTGATAGAGAAAAAAGAAAGAACACAGAGCGTAAAGCCGACTTTATACCATGCGTAGCACTTGGAAAGAATGCAGAATTTGTTGAGAAATTTCTGAAAAAAGGAATGAAAATTAATATTAGAGGGAAATGGCAGACTGGAAGTTATACGAACCAAAATGGTGAAAAAATATACACAAATGACTGTTTTGTGGAATCACATGATTTTGCAGAAAACAAAGGTCAGACAGAGAATCCACAGAAACCAGATACACGACCAGTACCGCCGCCGGAACCTAGTTTCATGGATGTGCCAGATTTAGGCAGTATGGAAGATGAATTTCCGTTTAGTTAGGAGTGATGAAATGGTACAAACAGGACAGATTATTTATTTTAGCAATCAGAAAATGATGTGCTTTGATGTTGAATCTATTGAGGATATTACTGAACCGCCAGAACAAATAGAAACTACATCGGTTTATGGCGAGACAAGAACGTATGCGCCGGCAATAATGAATCCAACAACTCTTTACGTTACTGGAAAGGAACTTGTAAAACTTGATCCAACAACCATGAAACGCATTGCCAGATACAATCTTGAAGAAGAGAATAAATCTCTTTTAGAAGAAATCGCAGAAAGAAAAAAGGTTATTGATGATCTTGAACAGAAAGAACAGGTTTTGCGTGACAGGTTCAGAAAGGCAATAGCTGAATTCAAAGAAATCATGGAAAATGGTTACTATGATGAGGGCGAAGATGAATACGAGAGTGAATGGGAGTGATTAAATGAAACCAGTTTTAGAAACAAAGTCTACATACAAAGGTTATCCATATGTGGTTCTGTTTATGCCAGGAGCATACAGATGCGGATATGTTGGTATACCTTACAGCCATAAGTTAGCAAAGAAAAGTGTTGATGATTTAGGTTATCTTGACTGTCATGGTGGAGTTACTTATTCAGAACCATTTCTACACGATTGTGACGATGATGATACATGGTGGATTGGATTTGACTGCGCTCATTGTTTCGATGGTTATGATATTGAGATAGCAGAACAGTATTTCGGGGAAGAACCAGACTTCAAAAAAATGCTTAAAATAATGGGAGATTACTGGCGAGAATTAAATAAAGATCCAGATTGCAAAATTCGTTCACTTGCCTATGTTAAAGATGAATGTAAGAAACTCATTGACCAGATTGGAAAGGAGTGATGCCTGGTGGATTATAGTAGAGTTTTCGCTATGAAGCGAGAACGAGAGAATCGAATAAAAAGGATATGTCCAAGCATTCCATATTCTAGTGGTATATACGTGTTTTACCGAACTGACGAAGCCGGAATAAACCGAGCGTATTGTGGACAGGCAGTCAACCTTTGCGAGAGATGTGCGAGCCATTTAGGGGAATACGATCACATAGCATTAAGCCTTAAAAAGCATAAGTTTTACAGTGAAAGTAATCCTACTGGTTGGAAACTTTCATATAGAACATGTAGAAAGGATGAACTTGACCAGAAAGAAATTGAAACAATCAAGGCTTTTGCAGATAAAGGCTTCCAGATGTACAACGTTACAGCTGGTGGCCAGTCAGCTGGAAAGCAAGTAACAGGGCAATATAAACCGCCCAAGACATACAGACAGGGAATTCAACAAGGCAAAATAACCCTTGCGCGAGAATTAAAACACATCATTGATATTCACTTAAATGTATCAATCAGACCAGAAAAAGCAAATAACAAAGTATCTATTAAGGCGTTGGAAAAATTCAACGACTTACTCAACGAAGAAAACTATCACTGATTCTAACACACCAGTAGTTCTACTGGCTAAATTCCAAAGATAAAAAATAAAAAAATGAATAGAGGTGAGTTTTGTGTCAGAAAACACAAACGAATGTGTAATTGAGTGGATTCCCGGAAGAGATTATGTAGGACTTACTGCTAAGAATGGGAGTACCTGGAAGAACAGATGTGAGGAATTAGAAAAGGAATTTCCAGACGATGTAAAAATTCTTGCCAGAAATAATGATGGATCTATTTTCGCTCACTTGCCGTATTCCTACATTAAAATCAATCCACCGAGAAAATATTCCGATGAAGCGAAAAAGAAAGCTGCGGAAAGATTAAATAAAATGCGTGCAGAAAAAAGCAATACTGCGGCAGAAGAGCCGTTTTGCGTATGAATTACCGTCAGAGAAAATATAATGAGGGGCAATCTGCCAGAAACGATATTTACGGATTTCTTGTCAAGTATTTTGAGAAACACGGATATATGCCTTCTTATGAAGAAATTATGGATGGAACAGACCTTACAAAGTGTACCGTCCAGAGACATATGCGGCAATTGGAGATGGATTCTCTGATTGCCACAGAACATCCGGGAATATCGAGAGCATACCGTTTGACGGAATATAGATACGAAAGGGAAAAATATGGGAAGCAAATTAAAGATGAAAGCACCAAAGAAAAATAGGGTGCTGGCTTGTGACAATCAAATGTCACAGGCGTTCGCCAGAGCCATGCAGAATTCACGTAAAGAGCTGGAATTTATGCAAGATCAAGCCTACAACGATGGATTCAGCACTGGTGACGACTGGGCGAATACAATTAACACGGTAACAACCATGCTGGCATTACGGAAATTGCATGGCTTTTCCACTAAAAGACTTTTGGATGTAATTAATTGTGCAAATGAGTTTGTAGGACAAGCAAATCGTGGAGAAAGAAGTTTTATGAGCATGATTGAAGAGTTGGAATCTGAAACAGATGTACGGATTCCGGATTTGAATAAAGAATTGGTTAGAAGATTTGGAGCGTAAGTGAGGATAGAAATGGATTATAAACACTGTAGATGTGGATTTGGTGGAATTATAGGGCAATACAGTAAAGCGAACGGATTCACCTGTGAAAGATGCAATAAAGAGTATCAATTATCAGAGCTAAATTTTGATTGGATTGCATCAAACGAAAAGACAGGATGGTTGTTTCCGATGTTGAAAAAGGAGGGTAAATAATGAGTGAAATTAAATTCAGTGACGGAATGCCAGTAAGAAAAAGACGTTCCAGCACAAGCATTTATCCAGAAGAATTGTTGGACAAAAAATGCGGTGGCTGCGTAAGATGGCAGTCAAGAAAAAGAAAGGGTGAAACAGGCTATCATTGCACGACACAGCCGTACACCAAAGACATTTCACCAGAAGATAAAGCCTGTGTCATTTACTGGGATAAAGAAGAGGAAGAGAAGTACAAAGCGTTAATGGCACAGGACGAAGAGAACCGTAGAAAAGAACTTTGGAATATTTATTCAAAGCGAGAGCCGATCAAGCTTCCAATCATAAATGATGGTTACGGAATAATTCCAGAATGTCCTATTTGCGGAGAGATTCCGTACAGCACTAAACAGTGTCACTGGTGCGGTCAGAGGTTTATTCAAGATAAAGAAGTAGAAGAATACGAAAAGCCGCTGACAAAAGAGGTAACTTGCTTTTCATGCGGTAGAAAGGTAATTGCAAACGTGAGCAAATATAACGGACACATTAGTTATCATTGCCAGTGCGGAACAAATTTCATTGAATAAGGAGGACACAAAATGTTAATCAGAAGCCAGAACAGCGAAATATTGATTAATTTTAATACTTTGGCAGGAATTGAAATTGCGGAAGGACCTATAAAAATAATTATAACATCATACATCACCGGATGCAGTTATCTGCTCGGAGAATATTCCACCAAAGCAAAAGCCATGAAAGTACTGGATATGATCCAGGAAGCATACGGAGATTCGGAATACACAAAATATGTAATTCCAGAAGTATGTAGGATATTAAGCATGAAGCCAAAAACGGAAGAGAACAAAGCACATGCTGGAGAACTTGGAGAAATGCTCAAAAAAGGAATGACATTCCAGATGCCAGAGGATAGTGAGGTGGAAGCATGAGCAGAGTACGAACCAGATTAGAACAATACAAAGCTGAGATAGAAAAGAAATCGCAGTATAAGCATGGGCTTCCAGGGAGTGCGCTGGATATTGTGAATACTCTTCTGAATGATCTGGAACAGGACGAGAAAGAAAACGGTTGGATTCCGGTCAGTGAGAGAGTACCGGAAGACGAAAAAGAGTATCTTGTAACGCTTGAAAAAGTCTATGGAACACCTGAAAAGCTTTATGGAATTGCGAATTATTTAAAATTTGGAGATGCCGGATATTGGAACGAAAAGAAATATGGATATCTTGAATGGGATAAATATTCAGACGGGCATGGAGGAACAAAGATGTATAAAGTTATTGCCTGGATGCCGCTTCCAGAACCATACAAGGAGGATGAGCCATGATTACATTCTTATTAGGATTCACCCTTGGAATCATATTCGGAGTGACTGGTCTTGTATGCATAGTGATTATGTACGACAAGCACCACCCAGACGAATGAAACAGTTGAAATCGTGAAAGGCGGTGGAGTTGAATGAGAGAAATTCTTTTCAGGGCAAAAAGCATCCAAACAGGAGAATGGATTGAGGGAATTCCAATTAAAACACATTTAGGTTTATTTATCAGCTTTGAAGAAAATCCGCATTATTGCAGTCAATACGGATACATGGAAATTGATGATATTTTAATGGTAGGCGAGAAGACCCTCTGCCAGTTCACGGGACTTTGTGACAAGAACGGAAACAAAATTTGGGAAAATGATATTATCAAATATCATTTCGGAGAAATTTATGCTCCAATCAAATATGGATATTATCAAAATTGTTTTGATTCTCAGAAAACAGAACATGTCGGATTCTATGTAGATTGGACGGAAGACAAATGCCTTAGAAAAGATTTAGGGTATTGGATTGACATGGTATACGCTATGCCAGTTGGAAACATTTTCGACAATAAAGAATTATTACAGGAGGAACACTGATGCAAA